ATGCTGACGGACGTTCAGTGCCGGAAGGCCAAGGGCGCCGACAAGCCCTACAAGCTCAGCGATGCCCAGGGGTTGTTCCTCTATGTGACGACGAACGGCTATCGCTCATGGCGGCTGAAGTACCGAACCATGGCCGGAAAGGAGAAGCTGCTGACGCTCGGCAGCTATCCCGAGGTCTCCCTGGTCGAGGCGCGCGACGCGCGCGATGAGGCCCGCAAGGCCATCCGCGCCGGCCGTGATCCAGCGCTGGAAAAGAAGCAGGCCGCTGTCGTCGCCCGCACGGACGCGGAGAACAGCTTCGAGGCTGTCGCCCGGGCGTGGCATGCGCTCCATGTCCCGCGCTGGAGCAAGCATCACGCTCGGAACGTGATCGAAAGCCTGGAGGATGATCTCTTCCCGGAGATCGGTCGTCTGCCGATTCGCGACGTCACGGAGGCTCTGTTGCTGGACGCTCTGCGCAAGGTTGAGCGTCGCGGCGCGATCGAGACGGCCCATCGGATTCGGCAGCGCGCGGGCGAGGTGTTCGCCTATGCCGCGGCAAACGGAATGCGCACCGGCGACCCGGCAGCCGTCATCAAGACGCTGCTGAAACCAAAGCCCAAGGCCGCGAAACAGCCTGCCCTGACGACGCTCGCCGAGGTCAAGGAAATGATCCATGACATCGACCATGAAGAGGCCCAACCGATCACGAAGCTGGCGAACCGCTTCATCGGGCTGACGACGGTGCGCTCTGCGGTGCAGCGCCACGCGAAATGGACCCAGATGGAGGGATTGGACGGTCCGGAGCCGCTATGGCGTATTCCTCCATCTGCGATGAAGCTGGCGCTGCGACTGAAGGATGAGGAGGCCTATGAGCATCTTGTCCCGCTATCCCGGCAGGCCGTCGAAGTGCTGGAGGCCATCCGGCCGCTGACCGGCGCGAGAGAGTACATCTTTCCGAATGCCTGGCGCGGCACGCTCCCGATGTCCGAGAACGCCGTCCGCGCGCTGATCATCCGGGCCAACGGCGGGAAATATCATCGCCGGCATTGCCCGCACGGCTATCGCTCATCCTTCTCGACCATCATGAATGAGTGGCGGCGCCAGCACGGCAGGCCCGACGATCGCGAGGTCATCGATTTGATGCTCGGGCACGTCGCTGTCGACAAGGTGGAAGGCGCTTATAACCGGGCCGCACATATGGAGCGGCGGCGCGAGCTGGCGCAGATATGGGCCGACATGCTGCTGGAGGACGCCATGCGTGCCAAGGACCTGCTTTTCCGAGTCAGTGATTAAGGGGAAGATGAAGGCTAACTTTCTCGGGATGTGCTGGCCGCCGCGTGCCGCACGGCCGGCAAGCATCCTTCGGCACCATCATCTGACGCGGCGGCGCGAGCTGATACAGGAGAGGGCCGATCTGCTGATTGAAGGGCTGCCTCCCGCTGCGGCTCTGTTGGACAGCCCCGACGCTTAGTTCATCGACTGTTTACGAATATTGGCGAGATGTAATCCAGGCTGGTTGAATTCGCTCTTGGCAGGTGAATGTGCGCTCACTAGAGCGCAAGTTGGGCTAAGCTCGAGGGGGGAAAATGCAGGTTTCGCAGAATAGCCAAGCGTTTACGGTCGACATCGCGACCCGAATTCTTGAGCCATCCGAAGACATTTTCATACTCCAGCCGGGCCAAGGCTACTGGCTCTACGACGTTTTTAAGCGCTCAAACCATATATTCCTCGACTTTCCGGGCATGCCACTTGAGTTCAGCACGCCTGCGCCGGACGATAGGACGCTACGCCAGATGGCGGTGCGATCGATCGCTTTGCGCGATTGGTATGACGAAAATATGGTGGGAAAGAGACCTTCCGACAACCTTGCGGACTATGTCGGGAAGGACACTCGTAAGCGCTTGGGGCGATATGTGGGGGCAATTAAGCGCCTGTATTGGGACCTCGAACCTGGCGCAATTATCGTGGTTCCCGGCCCGCACTTCTCTGATGATGTGCTCATCGGACAGATCACGGGTAAGCCCACCGTTTATTCCAGCAAGCAAATCTACGAGGGGAGCGCGCTCCCTGCTCGTCGGGTCAAATGGCTGAGATCGAAGCCCCGAGCCTCATTTTCGAAGGAGGTGCGCGAAAAATTTGGGAAGCCAAATCCGATCACGCAACTGGACCGGTCCCTCCGTGCCGAGATCATGCGTGCTGGTTTCGACCAATTCGTTATCGATGACGAAATTTCGGTTCGACTCAACACGACGGCAGACGATTTCAACACCCTGGACGATTTCAATATCCAGACGTTCGTCAATTACGTCGCCGGCGTGCTCGTCGCCGTGGACCTTGGTATCCAACATGAGGTGAGCTTCGATGAGGCGATAAAGCTGCTCCGCGCGCACCCCGATATGGTCCCGGACCTGAAGCAGAACATCAACTCGATCGGCTTTCAGCGCATCGTTTCTGAAACTGTTAAGCCCTTGGTCATCGCAACAATGCTCTCGTTGGCGACGGCGCCGGTTGCTCCGGGCATGGCGGCCGACTCAGTCCCCGTAGCAGCTCAGGTCGTTAACTCAGCCGCGCCAGCAGGCGACAGCTGCACCATAAAGGTCTCGGCGCGCGTTGAAGCGGCTATGAAATTAATGAAGCTTGATGAATGGAAGCGGGTCTGCGAGAGTGCTCGCGACGCTAATGCGTCGACAGGCCTGTCGACGACAATGAAGGTTGGTCATTCACGGAAGGCTAATCCATGAGCGCATCAGCATCGAGCCCGACACGGACCCGCGGGTGGAGCGCAAAAGCTCTCGTCATCACGAGCGCTGCTGCTTCCGCCTTCGGCGCATCTCTGCTGTCTGTCGGCGGCGCTGCCGCTCTGTGGAATTATCAGACCCATCGCACCGAGCGGGCTACTGAGGTGACCAAGTTCATCGAGGTCTCGCAGGAATTTGATCGTGACGTCACCGCCTTTATGACTCTTTATTTAAAAGGGCGCGATGCCACATCTGAGCGGCTAGCGCTGCATAAGAATATCCAGGATCAATTCCTCGCCCTCGAGCGCGCCGGCACCAGCTTGGGCGGCTCTGCTTTGCAAGAAGCCGAACTTCATCAGAAGCGGTTGGTGAAGGTGGGGGAGGAGCTTGATCGTGAAGTCCCCGCTGCGAAGGCTCGGGATTTGATGCAGGCGATCGCCGATGCCCGTGATTCGGGGATCTGCGTAACCTACCGCCTGCGCGACCGCGTGGGTATGGACACGACGGCTGAAGACCAGGAATATTGCTCCCAGCCTCGGTAAGACTGCGGTGAGGATTTGGCTTATAAACTCGCTTTAGCGCGCGCCGTGCGCTGTGCGAACTGGACGGTAACATTCCCGGCGCCACTTTGGACGGCAAGCCGCCGTGGCAGGATTATCTGACTCAAGTACGCGCGGTGATCGCTGCTATTCGGGAGCCCAGCGGAGAAATGCTCGCGCATCGCCAGAAGACCAAACCCGCCCAATTTTTGCAGGGATATCTGCACCGCTATAATTGACGTACTGGAGGGCCGGCCGTGAAGTTCGACTACCATAGAGAGATGGCGGAGGCGGCCGCCGCACGAGCCTCGGCGGAACTGGATCGCCTCGAGTGGGTCATGACAAAAGAGCACATCACTGCGCTGCGCCAGCATCTGGTTGAAGATCTTGGGGTAGATGATCGCGCCGACAGGATGTTCGGCATCCCTGTTGTCGTAGGGATGCCCAAGGATGGCGCACCCTTCGAATTGCGGCGTCGCGCTTAGCCGGCCGCTCGCGCTGGAAAGATGTCGCAGAATTCGTCCGCCGGCTCTGGGACCGGCTCAACCTTCCACTTGGGCTTGGGTGCGGGCAACGTTGGCGCGCTACCGTCGAAGGTAGCCCGAGCAACGGCGCCAAAGCTATCCTCCCGCTCAAAGATCGTGCGGGCGATCGACACCAGCCCGGCGACCCGGTCGGCTTGGGCAGGCAGCACATAGCCGATCTCGATGCCTCGCGCCGAATAGACGCCTACCACGCGCTTGCCCGCCCTGGTTCCCCTCTCCCGCCGCAGTTCCAACGGCTCACCCGGCCGGCAAGCTGCGATCTCCGCCCGGCGCTTCGCGGCGCGGGCGTTGGGAAGGTCGGCGCCGACTATCGCTATCGAGGACGGCCCGGGCAAAATCATCGCAGCGCCCCCGATGCTTTAAGCTGGAGCCTGATCCCGTTATAGCCCGCGGTCATGCTGGCGCTGCGGCCCAGATCGTTCTCGCTGATGGAGCCGTCCCAAAAGGTAAATAACGGCCAGCGCTCCGGACAATGAGGCATGAGACAGCGGAGCGCCAGGCGCACCTCAGCTGTGCCCATCTTCTCCTTAGGCGCGCGCTGCAAGGCGTTTTCCAGCACCTGGAGAGAAAGGGTGATGATCTCGCGTTGATTCTTGTCCACAGGAGTGAACATAAAGCGAACAATGGGTGAGTCGCTAGAGGGCTTGTGCATGCATGCGCCGGCGGGAGAAGGCCAGGCTATGCAGGGGGTTGCGGAGACTTATCCTTTTCGTCCATCGGGAGGGACAGGCGCTTTCCTGGGGGCGCCTCGCGCTATCCACATTGCATTTTTGAGAGCGACGGAGGGTTCATGCCCGGCCCTGATCGCTATATTGACGAAGGCCCGGTGAAGGGCTTCGCCTCGGTTGGTTGTTCCGAGATAGTCGGTCCCGTGCTGGTAGGCGGCACGCCAGAAATCATCATAAATTTCACGGTCGCCATTCTCATCTACTGACCAGAGAAAGGCGAGCGCGAAGCGTAGGGAGGCGGACGGATTGACTAAAGGCGCCGGTCGGGCCTGCGCGGCCACTTCATCAAGGACGCAAAGGGCTTTGAAGCGCATATGTTCTAGGGCGAGTCGCATAACGAGAACATAATGCGAACAAAGCCGACGCGGCAGCCCGATTTATGATCTTCGGCCGCCTTGACGATTGCGCAAAATATTGCGCAATTTCGCTTGCACCATGGTTCAGACGTGTGTATATATTTGCGCATGGAACGGGACAGCAAAAAGATCGTCAGGCGGCTTCTGGAAGAGGGCTATGAACAGGTTTCGGTGAAGGGCTCTCACCACAAATTCAGGAAGGGCGACCGGACGATCATCGTGCCCCACCCGAAGAAAGACCTGCCGCTGGGAACGGCGCGAAGCATAGCAAAGATGGCGGGGTGGCTGTGAGCCGCCCCGGAAAGGCAAAGTCATGAAATATTTTTACGCCATCGTTCACAAGGATGCGGACAGCGCTTTTGGTGTCAGCTTTCCCGATCTGCCGGGTTGCTTCTCGGCGGCCGACCGTCAGGAAGACGTACTCCCCAATGCGGTGGAGGCGCTGGAACTGTGGTTCGAAGATGCGGAGGAAATTGATCCTCGCCCGGTCGATCAGGTGCGCGAAGCGGTGAAAGAGGATCTGGCGCAGGGCGCCTTCCTTCTTGCCGTTCCGCGCATCACATCGGCCAACAAGCTGGCCCGCGTCAATCTGTCGCTGGATCGGGGCATGCTCGACGCCATCGATCAGGCGGCAGCGCTTCGGAAGCTGACCCGCAGCGCGTTCATGGCCGAGGCGGCCCGGAACGAAATCGAAGGCCGCCATTGATCCTCGGGAGCGGCTTCAGGAGTTCGAGCTATGACGTCGATCGACATGATCCCGATTGAGCGCGCTTCCCGCGCCATTATCGATGCTGCCCAGGAGCAAGGCGCGTACGTGGGCGGCGAACCGGACAACCTTCGCTCTGTGCCTATCAATGGCGTGATCGATGCAAAGGCGATGGTGCGTGCCGTCCTCGCAGCGATCCGGGAGCCGAGTGAAGCCATGATCTATGCCAGCAGCGAAGGCGGCCTCGGGTTCAACGACAAGGTCATTGAAGATTGGCAATCGATGATCGACGCCATGCTGGACGAAGGCGACGAGAAGCCGGCCGGAACCTGATTACGGCCCTGTGCGTAATCGCGATGCCTCGCCCCGGCTTTCAGCCACGCAAACCTATGGGGCGAGGCGACCAGCCTGACAATTCAGAAAAACGGCCCGGCAGCATCAGCCACCGGGCCAGGAGAAGGCTGAGTTAAGAGCCTTCGGGTCGCACGCTTCAAATGTGCCCCGACAGGATCCGATTCGGATTGGAAAAATTGGACAGAGGCGGAAAAACCGGGGGGCGTTGCTTGAGGCAGGCAGGCACCCGTTGGGCGACCCCATGCTACGCCAAGCACCACGGAGCCGCCCTCCGCCCCCTTTGGACAGAAGCGGCGGCATATCAAGGGTTAATCTCTGAGCCAAGCCCTGTGGCCGGTTCCGGCTCCACCTTCACCGCCGCCTGCTCTGCTGCCCATTCCCGAAGTTTGATCAGGTTCCACGCCTGCCGCTCGGCTATCCGGAGCTTGGCAAGAAGTCCGTCACAACTGGTTCCTCCATAAGCTCGGCAGGTGGCTTCGCTGGCGACGGACACGGGGGCTGTTTCGGAACTGCGGAGATCGGTTCGGGCGGCAAGCGCTGCCCGCACGCGCTCATAGCGAGCATCAACAGCGGCATAACGAGCCTGAAGGTCATTGATCTTCCTTTCGGTGATGGCGGCCTGTTCGGCCTTGACGCGCTTCACATTCTCCGCCGCCTGGCGCAGCGCTTCGGCGCTGGCGGCGCGATAGTTGGCGACGGTCTGCTTGTGGGCCTGTTGTTCGGCGCTGAGGTCGGTCCGGGCCTTGTCCCGCTCGGCCGTGCGGACATCGACCTTCATCGATGTCAGGGCGAGGGCTACCACAAGGCCGATGAGGACGGGCACCCACCAGAGGCGGCGGGCGAGCCCCAATGCTGTGGCCCAGCTCATGCCGCCCTCCGCTTCGCATAGGCAGCGGCGAGCCGCTCATCATATTTGTTCTCGCGGTAGGCGGTGCCGTTGTACCCCTTCGCGAAAGCGGCCCAATCACGGCGCTGGAGGGCGCCGACCAGCCCCTTCCCCCTCACGAACCGGATGAAGGCGTCAAGCTGATCGCCTTCGGTCCGGGACTGCCGCCACGCGAAGGACCATGGGTCCGGCGCATCGCAGGTGGCGAAGTTCTCGCCCAGGATCTGGAACGCGCCATAGCTGGCGGACATGAACCCCGCGTCGACGTCGAGCGCGACCATGTCCATCAGCATTTCCCAGCGCGCCGCCTGGCTGCCGGGATAGAGCTTCCGGTTCCATGTCCGGGAAGAGATGCGCGGATGGCTCGCGTCATAGCGATGCCCGGTCGACCGGCTGAACCGATGCGGCTCCGGCAGGATCGTGGGCCGCCCGCCGATGAAGGCATCACCCGCAGCCTCGACGTCATAGATGGTCCAGATCGTCGCCGGTTCGACCTTGATGTCGCGGGCAGCGGCTGCGACGTCATCGGCAGTGATCTCGTAATCGGGACCGTCGGTCAGCGCCTTGAGGGTGGCGGCGCGGGTCGGCGCATCGAAGGTGCCGTTGATGGCGCCTTTATAGACGCCCAACGAGAAGAGGCGGCGCTGAAGTTGCGCGTGATCCATGTCTTTCTCCCATGAAAAAGGGCGCTCGTAAGCGCCCGCGTGGAGTTGGTGTTTTCCCGGATATTCCTGTGCTCTGGATTGCCCTATTCAGGGTCTACTCCGCTCCGGCACGGTCGCCCCCCCTTTTGTCCCTCCCGGAGCGGGGACCATCCTTCTTCACTCGTCTCCGATCGGGCGCTTCCCCTTCGCGATGTCGTTCACCACGCGCGCGCCGCTGAGTTCTGTCTGCACCTCTTCCCGGATCGCCGCCTTGCGCTGCACGACCGTCTCCATGAGGGCGGCGTCCACCTGGCGCAGGAACCTGTCGGTATAGAGCTTGACGACGCGGTCGGCCCCGACGGTTGCAGCCGCAGTGAGGAGCGCCGCCCCTTCCCCGTCCACGCCCGCCTGCTTGACGATCCAGAACGCTATCAGGGCGACCATCGGCAGCAGCAGAATGTCTGCGATGACCAGCCACGCCTTGATCTTCACTCCGCGCTTGATCAGCAGCGCATATTTCGCGGCCAGCCCAAAGGTCAGGCCAACCCAGATCCATCCATATTTGGCGATCAACGCCTCAACCCCTGGCGTCATTGCCGATGTTCCTTGTTGTGTGAGACTGGCGCCGTGCATCGGTTACGCCTCGGGGTCACCCGGCGGGACGGTCATTGCTTCGACCCGCGCAACCTCGCGGTCGAAGAAGTCGGTGACATTGCGCATGACGGTAATCACGCCCATCGCCTGGTTGAAGGGCGAGCCGAGTTCCGACGCGGGCGCGAGCTGGGGCAGGATCGCTTCCAGATCGGCGGCGAGCGTACCCGCCTTGCCAGCCTTGAGCGCGGCCTGCATCGCTTTGAGGCCCGCCAGATTGGCGAGAGCGATCTGCCGGTCGAGCTCGTCGCGCTGGGCGAGCAGTTCGGCGGGGGTGGGGGCGGATTCTGACATCGTTATTCTCCAGCAGTGAGGGCGGGCTTGTTGGCGGGCTTCACCTTGCGCGCCGACTTCCGCGGTTCCCGCTCGACGCCGTCCATTTCATCGAACGTATCCGCGACGCTGATCGCCATGGGCTTGCCGAGCAGGTCGACAAACAGCTTCGCGTTGACGCCATGCTGATCGCCCACGACCTCGCGACGCCCGATGATCCGGGCGCGCGAGAAGAACATGCGGCCCTCCTTGAAGCCGATCATCGCGTCGTCGCCCTCGCCGATTTGAACCGGCTCCAGAATGCGGACCTCAATCGGGTTCACCATTGCCATGCTGTCGACAGCGGCCTTCTTCACGAAGCCGTACTGGTCCGCGAGCTGGTCGACCTGCGGACCGTCGCCCATGTCGAAGATGATCGCCGCGGGGTTCACGCCGTCGCAGGGGCGCATGACGGCGATTATGGCGAACGGGGGGATTTCCAGCCGCTCGCCGGCGGCTGTTTTCAGATGCAGCATAGGGTGCTCCTTTTGGAAGTCGGAATGGGGGCGTCGGGTTGGCTGATCATGATCGCGTCGGTCAGCGGGGCGTGTTGAGATAGACGGGCAGCGGATTTGCGCTCTCGCGTTTCCAAGTGGTGAAGAACTGACCGGGGTGGATAACGACGATGCGGGTCGTGATCCCCTGCTCCCGCTCGATCCTACGCGCAATGCGCTCCGCCTGGCGCTCAGCGTCCTGACGTTTGTGATAGGCGAGGCGCGCCGGGCCGCAGACTTCGCTGTTGTCGACGATGATCAACTGCTCACGCGGGGCGCCGGCATTGGACGTCGACGCACACAGCGCTCCAATGGCGATGGCGGCAAACAAGATAGCTCGCATGGTAATCTCCTGGGCTGACATCATTTCTTGAACTCGGTGACGGCAATGGTCGCGAGGACGGTGCTGGGCTCGCCCGTCGGCGGCGCAGGGGTGACCAACTGGTTGCGGCCCTCAACGGTGAAGGTCTGCTCGCCAGTGATTCCGGAGAGGATCGCAAAGTAGGAGAAGTTCGCGGCAACGCCCTGACCGGTTGCCGCTTTGAATTCCGGCACAATTACGTTCGCGCCGCGTCTGACGCGAATGTAGCCATATTGCGTACCGCCGGTCGCCCCCAGCCCTGTCTGGAAAACACCAGCGATGTCGACCTTCAGCACCGATGTTCCGGCCACCGGTGTCATGGTAACGGAGGCCACGACCGCATAGCCGGTGGTCATTGTGTTGGTGCCCGTCGAGTAGGTAATATTCGTGATGGCGCCGTTAGCGACCTTCAGCGTGTCGATCGTCGCGTCACCTATTGCGGCCGTTTTGATGCGCGTAACCCCGCCCACGACTTCGAACGGATATGCGGTGCCGGAACCAGATGACGACGTCACGGCAAACCGGTCTGCACGCACAATGAAGTCTGACCGGCTGCCGTTGTTGTTCAGCGTCACGCCGCTCACATAGCCGTTGACGTCAATCTCGACGCCCCAGCGCCCGAAGAGCGTCGTGATGTTCCCATTGATCGTGGTGATCGCCGTCTGCTGACTGGTGATCGTCACGCCCTGGGTGCTGACGGTGCTGGAGAGGGAGGCGTATTGGGTAGTTAGGGTGGAGAGGGCTTGGAAAGACTGCGAGATTGCAGCGTCAGATGTGTAGATCGATGGATCTCCCTGCTCGAACTTGAGCATTCTGGCGCCGTGTTGGGAACCCGTAACGCGGGTCGCAATAACGCGCCCCTTCGCATTGACAGCCCCCGCCGGAGCGACTTCCGTTACAGATGTTCTGGAGACGCCAAAGTCTTGGTTTGGCGTTTTGGCAACATTAGCACCATCAAGAATGAGAGTTCCGGATGAGTTGTACCACAATATGTCGATAGACATCGCTGATCCAGCAGCGGAGAAGTACGATAAATCTGCGGACCACGAATACGTTACGCCAGCTGTTACTGGAATATCGGAGGTCGCTAAAGCATATGTGCCGTTCACATTCGCTAAGAAGAAGCTGCCCCAGCCATAGCCGCTCGTGAGAGTCCAGTTTGATGCATCAATATATCCGGCGGTTCCATTGTCTGGGCCGCCGTTGTTCCAAAGGTTTTTACCTGCCCTTACGGTGGTTGTCAGCGTCGCAAGATTGCCCTGCAACGTCGTGATCGCCGTCTGCATCGTGGTGATGGACGAACCTTGCGTGCTGACCGTCGTTTCGAGCGTGGCAGTGCGGGTCGTCAGATTGGTGATCGCCGTCTGCTGGCTGGTGATCGTGGCGCCCTGGGTGCTTACAGTCGTGGTCAGAGATGCCAGCGACCCTTCAGCGGTGGTGAGTGCGACGAAGCTCTGTGCGACGGATGCTTCGTTGCTGTAATCAGACCACGCCGAACCCGTTTCTAGTTTGATCCTCCTTATGCGGACGCGGTCTGAAGCGGCTGACTTTTCACCCACCAGCCGAACCCAGATGTAGGAGGTACCAGCGGGTGCGGTGAAGGTGAATGCGCGGGCCGCGCGGTCGCCCCACGACGAGGAGCCGATGATCGCATTTTGCCCTCCGTCCAAGATGAGGGCTCCACCGGCATCGAAGCAGAGAACGTCGCAATAGGCGCTGGGATTGCCGGTGTTGCTGGTTTCGTAGGAGAGCGTATAGGTGCCGGCCCCCAGCGGAATGTTGCTGCTGGCCAGGACGAATGTACCGGTGCTCGGTCCTCCGAGAAGGAAGTAGGAACCATTGGGATTGGTCGCCACATAGGTCCAATCGGCAGGTCCGCTGAACCCGCGCAACCCGGCCTCTGCACTGCCATTCGGAAGCAGGTTCGGGCGGTTGGTGGAGAGCCGCAGCTGATATTCTGCCAGATTGCCGGTGAGGGTTGTGATCGCCGTGCTGTTCGCGATGATCGTGGCACCCTGCGTGCTGACGGTGCTGGTCAGCGTCGAGAGCTGCCCCGCATGGTTGCTGACGGTCGTTTGCAGGCTGGTGATCGAAGCGCCCTGGTTGCCGAGCGTCGTCTCGATCGTGGCGATGTCGCCGCCCTGGGCGAGAATGTCATCCTGCGCCGCAAGGATGTCGTTCTGAGCCTGTGTCAGCGCCGCCTGCACCGCCGCCGCGTCGGCCTGCATGTTGGTGATGGTGGTCTGGGCGGCGGCAATCGCGACTTGCGCGGCGGCGGTATCACTTTCGAGCTGGGCAAAGGCGACAGCCTCCGCATCCGTCATGCCAACGGTCGCGCCATCCTCCGGCTTGGGATGCTCCGGATCATCGTCCAGAACCCCGGTCCACGGGATTTCATCTGTTTTGATGACCTCGGCAGCGATGACGTCCTTGTCTTCGGTCGCCGCGAGTGCTGGCGCCGGCGGCGCGGTGCCGGTCCGGCCGAGCGCGAAATCATGCTTGCCCGGCGTCTCGGTTTCGAGGGTCAAGGTGACCTTCATCGAACCCGGATCGACGCTGCGCTTCAGGATGACAGCATCCATGCCGCTCAGCGCGTGGTCGGCGCCCAGGTTGAGCGTGATCATGTCGCCGGGGCCAAAGGCACGCATGTGCGGCTTGCAGACGAGCGTGATCGGCCCGATCTCGCGGCCATTCACCAGCCGGTAGGCAGCGAGTTTCGCGACCTGATCCTTGTTCTGGACCAGGTCCCACTGCAACTCCTCGAACTTCTCTTCGCCGTCATCCGCGATGTACGACGGGACGGATACGAGGTCGGAAGAGACATAGGTCCACTTGTTCGCTTCGGACCTGTACTTCGGTCGGATGCCGTTACGGCGTTCGCGCCACGTCTTGGCTGCCGGGATTTCCGCGTCATCCTCAGTGAGATCACCGGCCGTCAGGTCATAGATCGAAACGCGCGGCGCATTGATGCGCAGGCCGAGCTTCCCACCGATGAACAGCGGTTCCGCGCCGCCCGCCTCAAGAATGCGCTTGAGATTGGCCCAGCGGTCGCCGGGCTCATAGATGACGCCGCCGACCTTCCAGTCGTTCGCCTGGCAGACGTTGGACAGTTCAACGAAATGCTCGATGATGATGCCCTCGACGGGCAGGCCGACGCCGAACACCTTCTTGCCGTTGCGGAATCTGCCCAGCGCATAGGCGAGCGCGTGCTGGCCCGGATCTTCCGAATATTCCCAGGTGCCCTCATCATTGATGCGGTGGGAGCCGGACCCGCCGGGATAGGTGCTGTCCTTCCGAGCATCATAGGTCTTGACGCCGCGCCAGACGGCGCCGGTCGCGGGCCAGCCGGACGCGAACCGCTTGCCGTCCTTGTCGAACTTGCCGTTGAGCAGGATCGCCGCCTTGCTCGACAGCTTGTGGTTCGCGGTCCAGTTGGGCATTCCCGCGAAATGCGGGGTCAGTGCGGTTTCAGTCGCCAGCCCGACGCGAACGTCACGATAGAGATAGCCGTTATAATAGCCGGTCGCCGCACCACCGGAGAACGGCACGATGGTATAGTCGACATAAGTATTTTCCAGCCCGTCGCAGGGGCCGGCAACCGAATATTCGATCACCTGGCCGCGATAGGGGTTCGGCACCTTCTTGAGCGTCGCACCGTACCCGACGTCGTGACGCAGAACGCCGCCGGAATAGGTCCGGCCCATCAGGTAGGGTGCTGGCGGCTCGGCCGAGATGATGACCTCGTTGACCGTGCCGCGCGCCGGCGGCTTCTTCGCCGTGATCTGTGCGCCGATCGAGGCGGCCATGCCGACAGCGGACGCGACGGTCGCGACGGTCGTCAAGGTTGCCGCAGAAACACCCGCCACAGTCGCAGTCCCGGCCATACCGGCCGGAGCCAATGCTCCGAGAGCGGCACCGCCCGTAGCGGCAACGATCGCTACCGCGCCAGCAATTACCGCTACAGTTCGAAGCGTCTTGGACATAAGGTGGCGGCCCCATGGGAGGATTTATGAAGAGATTCGGGATTTTTATGGCGGGCTGCGCGCTGACATCTTGCGCGACGGTCGGTGAATTAAGAGATCGCCCGCCAGTCGTTGATGTTCAGTCCAGCAAAACAGTAAATCAGGTCGCCGGCTGCGTGTCTGAGGTATGGAGCAGACAGAAAAGCGCCACAGTTAATACTATGGTAATTGAGAATGGTTTGGTCGTTTCAGTCGGATGGTATTATTATTCAAATCCTGTCACTGAAGCGGTCATGGAAGTTAAGGACGAAGGAGAATACAGGCGGGTAAAATTCTTTTCTCGCGCCAAGAAGCGTACCCAGAAGGACATCGAAGCATACAATACAATGCTTCGCCCATGCGTTCAGTAGCGAGGGCTGATAGCTTACGCCCGCCACGCGGCAGGGAGCGGGACCAGCGCCATCAGCGGCTTAACGCCGTCTGGCGCATCCTCGTTATAGCCGATCAGCTTCCCCCCTGCCGAAATGACGATACCCTCCATCCCTTCGTCTCCGGGCAGAATGGCAATATCGCCCACCAGCATTTCGGCAGGAGCGATGCGCGGGAGCAGGCTGTCGAGCAGCGCCGTCAGGCTGTCGAACCCGGTTTTCGCCAACGCGCGGCGGGCGCCGACGGCCGAGCGGAAATCGGGTACCGACGGCGGCTTGTGCCCCATGTTGCGCAAATGGCTGCGCGCCATGTGGATGCAGGTCGAACGGGTCTTCCAGTCGAACGGGCGGGCTCGATATTTGTTGATGGTGCGGCGGGTTGCCTCCGCCCGTCGGATTAGTTCGCTCATGGCTAAAAACGATCCCTGATAGACCCCGCGTTAGAGATCTGGGCCGCGATGTTCGACCAGACCGTTTGCGAGTTTCCGCCTGGCTGGGCTTCGGCACCCCAAGCCACTCCGACGCCAAGGCCTGTAGCGTTGTCCTCGCCCAACTCACCGGGATAGACGGACTTGTGAAACGCGGCCGACAAAGTGTTCCCCTCCACAATCGTGAACAGCCGTTCGGAGGTCGATACGAACTCGATGTCGAGTTCGCGCTTCCGGACGCCCACGCGCAGGACCGTGCGGTCGATCATCCCGTCAAATTGCAGATCGGGCGTCCCGATGATCAGGCCGCTGTCGGGGTTGATCTCCGCGATCCAAATCCTGACGCGCGATCCCTGCATGCCCGGCGCGGACAGGTCCGCCGCCGCCGCCGTGCTGACCGGGAGAAAGGTAATCTGGAAGGCGGGGACCTCGTCGCCCACACCCTCCTCCATCGCCTGCATCGCTCCGATCATGCCGAACTGCGTGTCGGAGGATCGGTAGATTTCCTCGCCCCACAGCACGAATCCGCCGTCGCAGAGGCGGATGATGCGCCCATCGCGCAATTCGATCTTCATGAGGCCGGAAAGGAGGACGCGGTCCATCAGCCCATTTCCTCGATCGTGAAGGCGAGCCCCGTGATCCGACCGCCGCGAACAATCTGCCAGCTTTGCTCGTTGCCGCTGATCTCGCCTTCGATCATCGGCTGGGCGAGGAAGACCGCCGCACCGTCCGCAAAGGCATAGCGGAGCATGGGATTGATCGGCAGGGCGAGAAGGCCGCCTGCATTCGCCGTCGCTTCCGCGCTGACGTTGTGCAGGAAATGTTGGCCTGCCGTATTGACGATGGAAACCCAGAACCCCTTGCGGGCGACATAGCCCGGCGTCAGGCCGCGCAGGTTGAGCGTCTTGCCAGCCTGGGCCGCGCCGTCGACCACAGGGGCGCCGGGATTGCCCTGATCCACCCCCTGGAGGGGGTAGGCCATGCGCAGACCTTCCTCCTTCGCGGCGATCAGGTCCGCGATCAGGCTGGCGGCATTGTCCGCCCGGCTGAGCGGCATCGTCACGGCGGCGCGGAAGTGGTTGCCGAGACGATTGAGGCGCAGGCCCTTCGAATTGGTGGCGCTCCGCATGGTGCCGCCGTTATCGATGAAGGAGGGCGTGACGCTCGCCGGCAGGGTCGTGGGCGAAAGAACGATCATGCAAGCCGCCTATTCGCGCGGCGCTGCATCGCCGCCTGAGCGCCTTGACTGCTGCCGTTGGCAATGATCGGCGCGGCCTGGGCGACGCGGACGTCTGAAATCACGGCAACCTCCGCATTGAACACATCGCCTTTCAGCGGTCGGACCTCGAACGTCACGTGCGGCGCGCTCTGCTCAGACATCCGGCGCGTGTCGTTGGCGGTGAAGATCCTAGACCCGCGCGGAAGGTCGACCAGCTCGCGCCCATGCTCCCCGACATAGGTCATGCCCCCGGACCAATAGGGGGTGCCGACCGCATTGTTGCCGGGCTTCTTCCCAAAAGAGCCAAGAACCGATCCCAGCGTGGGCAGGCTGTCACCGAAGAGGAAATTCTTGATCGGGTTGACGATCGCGAGCTTCATCATTTCGTCCTGAAGCTCGCGCAGGATGGTCTTGCCCGCGCCGCCCCAGCTATCCCATGTCGATGGAGACAGGACGGTATCGACGAACCCGCGCCCAAATTCGCTAACCTCCTGCCAGTCCCGACCGAAGTCTTCGAGCAGCCGGTTCATTTCGATCTGGCTCTTTTTCGCCGCGAGCAACTCCGCGACCTGGGCGGCGGTCGCGTCGGGAAACTGTCGAGCGATGTCGAGGCGATACCGCTCAAGCTCCAGCATGTCGGCGGCAATATCGCGGCTTTTGCCCCGCAACTGCCATTCGATGTTCAGAAGCGCGGTGCCGCTGGATATGTCGGCGCGCATCTCCGCCATGGCGCGCCGGTTTTCGGCAAGTCGCTCGCCCTCCTGGCCAAGGGCGGCAGCCGCGCCTTCGCCCACATGCTGACCCTGCTCGTTCAGCCATTCATTGCGCTGCTTTTCCAGCGCCAACGACTTGCGGACCTCTTCCGCGATCAACTGGCCCATGATCCGGGCGCTGTCCATCTGCCCTTTGCCGCCCGCCCAGGCGACATGGAAATGATCGTTGTGATCCTTGTCGCCGGGGCCCAGCAACTCCTTGATCTGGAGCCCCGCGCCTTCCAGCACGGTGCGGATTTGCTCCTTGCTGATCGCGCCCATGCCGCCAGTCGGCACGAAATCCACCGCCTGCCCCCGATAGTGGTAGGAGCCCTTCACATGCTGGCCGCCAGTGGTGGAGGTGATCGTCCCGCCGAATGCCTCCAACAGCAATTTGCTGACCTGGCTCGGTGTCGCGGTGTCACCGTCGCGACGGGCATTTGCGCTCTTGCGCAAGGCGTCCGCCTGCTCATCGATGCGCTTCAGTTCCGCGGCGCGCGCGGCCTCCAGCCGGTTGATCGCTGCGGCCTGCCTGTTCGCGTCCCCGCCCGCCTTGATGATGGCGTTGACCTGCTGGTCATACTGCTGATTGACCCGCCCGGCCGGCGTTCTCATGTCGCGCAGGATCTGCGCGATATACTGACCCTGCGCGATATTGGCGGTTTCGGTCTGCTGCTTGAGAGCCGCCTGGTTATCGGCAAGCAGCTTGGCGAGGCGCTCGACCTCGCGCGACGCGCTGACGAAGCCGGGGTTAACGACGTCGCCGCGCGCCGTGATCTTGACGTCGTCGCGCTTCTGCTCAGCCTTCAGCTTTGCTTGTTCCAGCAATGCCTGCGTAGTGTTGCGGGTCGCCAGCGCCATGAGACGCTGGCTCTCGGCGTCAACAAAGGTGGCGCGCGCCCGGTCCTGTGCCGTCAGGATCGAATCACGCATCGCCTTGTTAAGCGCCTCGACCGCGTCGCGATGCTTGTCGATTGCCTTCTGCGCCTCCTTGGCGGCGTCACCACCATCAAGTAGCTTTTCCGCCAACATGGCGGCAGCCGGGATGGCGATGCCCAGGGCGACGCCCCAGGGGCCGCCCAGCAGGCTCATGAAGGATGCGAACCTGCCTTTGCTGCTATCGGCATTGTACCCCATCGACTGTAGCGCGCCGATGAACTGCGGAGCCTGCATGGAGAAGGCGCGCAGCGCGCCCGTCCCGCCATTGACCTGCACAAGGAAGTCCTGGACCTGAAACCCCACCGATTGCAGGCCCGCTCTCATCGCATTCGAAGACGTCGCAATGCGGCCCTGGCTGCCGCTCGCCGCCTCCAGCGCCTGCTGCTCCTGCCAGAGCTTCTTCGAATATTCGTCGAGGGAGATCGCGCCGTTGGCGAGGAGGGTGCGGGCTTCCGTGATCTCCGCATTGAAGCGCTGCTGGGCGGCGAAGGCGGGATCGAGCGCCGCGCGAAGCCGGGTGGCGCCGCGCTCATATTCTTCCTGCGCCGCCAATGCTTCCCGAAACGCGGCGGCCGAAACCCGCGCCGAACCTTCATTCAGCGTCGATCCGGTGCCCACCACGTCATTGATGCGCATCTGGGTCGCGGTCTGGGGCATGATGGCGGCGATCTTCGCCGCTGCGGCTGCCTGCCGGCGCTGCGCTGCCTCGATGTCGGCCGATGCCTTGTCCCAAGCCGAGCGGGCGCGATTGGCCGCCGCTTCGTTCGCCGTGCCGACGCTCTCGACGTCGCGCCGGACATCGGCCGCGCCCTCTGTCCCGAGGCGGATGGCGATATTAGGCCTCGGCATCCCCGTCTTCCTTATCGAACTGCGCCAGGACGACCGCTTCCACATAGGGGAGCGTTTCGGCCAGCATCTTCATGTCTGCCTGTTGGGCCTGACCCATGGTCAGGACGGCACTGAAATCGAGCGCGAAAGGTCCGCCCATGTGCGCGCGCAACTGGCGGCCGCAGCCGGATATGACGTCCCAAACGCTCGCACCCGCCTCAGTCTGCACTTCGTTCTCGGCATAGGGGCAACCCTTTACCCCTTCGGCTTCGTCCGCTTCGCACCGGCCTTCCTTGTGCGCTTGGCAGATGTCGCGGCAATAGGCGTCGCCCCCACCGAACTTCCATTCGGCAAGGGCGATAATCCGTTTTTTTCCAGTTCCCTCGTCACGAAGGGCTGCACATAGGCCTTGTCGAGCCGTTCGAACCGCATCGGGTCGGCCAGGAACTGGCGAAGCCGATCCGGGGTGACCTCGACGGGGGTATCGCCCACGCCCACGCCTTCCCAGGCCTTGATGCCAGCCATCAGCAGGCATTCGCTGAGAGCGTCGCCCGCCATCTCGATCAGGTCGGCCGGAACCGGCGCATTCTCGTCATCCGGAAGGTCGGCATCCAACACCACCTCGCCAGCGGCGCGGCGCGCTGCCCGAAGGGCGATGCGCCCGATGGGATCGAACAACACCCGCACGGCCGGGCGGCAATCCTCTTCCTTCTCCGCTTCGATTGCGGGGTAGAGGGTAAACCACCAAGGCTTGGACCGGTCCTGTTCAGCTTCAAGATCAATGACGACGGTCATTCGGCCGGCACCCCTTCCACCCATTCGAAGCGGATGGACCGATCTTCGGTGATCGTGACGAAACGGTCATCCTTGCGGACAAGGTTACCGTTTTCCACGGCGAAGCGGGTCACCTGGCCGGCGACGACATCCGCGGCGATGACCTTTCCGATGGTCTCGCCGGTTTCCGCGTCGACCAGCTTCACGCGGGCACGCAGGTCGACCGGCGTGCGGGTGTCGATCGACGTGGGCAGCGGTTCGGGTTCGGGGGCGACGACAGGATCGGGCAGCGCGTCAGTGACGGGCTTCTGATCCTGCGCCGTACCGGCCGGGTCTGTCGCTTTCGACGTGTCGGCGGCGGGCTTCGCCGCCTTCGTATTTCCAGCCATGGGGCGCTCCTCAGTAGGTGGCGGTGGTGTTGATCAGCGTCGCGGTGACCTTGTGGCCGCCGGCGCCGGACGCCTGGGCGGTGAAGTCGGCCATGATGCCGCGCGGGCCTTCGATGGGCTTCTTCGGGCGCGGCAGGAACACGCGGGGCAGTGCGAACTTGAGGGAGTTCGCACCCGCTACCCAGCCGACCTCCAGCGCGATCGGCGTCTGGTTCGTCGCATCGTTGAAAAGCTGGAGGCTGTTGAAGCGGGTGCGCAGGGTGAGCGTGGCCGCGAGAACGCCGGGAACGACGCCATCGATGCGGCCATCTTCCCGGATGACCTCGATCTTGTCGAGCCCGTTGCTGATCGCCAGTTCGGCGGAAACGACCGCGCCAAGGGCCACCCCGCCGCGCTTGATCGACCCGGTTGCCTGCGCATAGCGGGTGCCGGTCAGCGCCGTCGGCGTGCCTGCCGCCGATGCGTCGTCTTCGGCGGTCTCGCCCTGGCACATGAGACCGATCGTGGCATTCAGCATGCCGCTGCGCGCCATGGCGATGCGCATCTGGTTCGCGACCGCGCCATAGTGCGTCGAGAAGGACGGCACGTCCGGATTGCCGATCTCCAGCGACATGGACGGGAGCGAAGCCGCGCCCGACTCGAACACATGGGTATAGGGGCCGGTGCCCGTGGTGACCGGAGCGCCGAACATGGCACGCAGCCAGAACCCGATTGCGGCTTGGTCGACCGGGACGACAATGTCGCCGTCGTTGGTCGCAACGTCATAGGAAGGATCGAGCCCTTCCCGCCCGAAGCCAAGCTGATCGTCCTCGATCAGCGGGCGCTCCTCGCCCAGCGTCGAACTGACGAACGGCAGCTTCTTGAAGCCGCTGGCGGGCGAAACGCCGTAGGTGCTCTCGAATACGCCGCTGCAAACGGCATTGATACCTTGACCGTAGCCCAATTTCTTTCTCCTTGGATGTTAGCCGACAGAAGGAAGGTGTGACCACCGTTGACCGCGACGAATGCGATGGACGTGCGGCTGAGAAATGCCGTGCCGTATTGCGACTTCAGCTTGTTTGCCCTCAGATCGGATGATTTCGGCGACTTGGATTGGTGTCAGCTTTGAGCGTCCATGATGTTCGCCGCGAACGACAGTGCCATGCCTCCGCTTGTCTTCCGCGTTCTCTTTCGGCGTCTTCCAAGACAAGTTGGAAGCACGACAATTTGATTTCACGCCATCGCTGTGCGCTGCCTCTTTTCCTGCTGGTCGAGGCCCATGGAAGGCGGAGCAGATGAGCACATGGATGGAATGGTCCCGCGCAATGCGATCGATGTACAATCGCACTTGGGAATAGCCTGAAGGATGAGGGCGCGGCTTCAGTATACGTCCTCGACACATGCGATGCCCGCGCTGCTGGTCCAGAGAACGAACGCGCCCAAGGGAGGAGGCCTCATAGAACCCCTCATACCCGGGCACAGAGAGCCATTTTTCCATGTCCATCTCTTTTAGCCCAGGGGGCTGCTGGTGCTGTAGGAAGCGATGATTTCGAACTGGCCGACCAACTGGCTCGACCCACCGGGAACGACCGCCTCGACAATCTCCAGCGCGGTCACGTCGATGAAGGTGCACAGGCCGCCGAGGAATGGGTCGGCGGCGATCTCTGCGCCGATCGCGCCCGCGCGCTGGTCCAGCCGCTCGCGCATATCGACGTTCGGGCTCGCCAGCGTCATCAGTTCGACCGGGATGCTATGATCATAATGGTAAGCGGGCGGGCAAAGATCGATCGCAGGCTCGCCCGGATCGCCGTCGCGCATGACGATCGTGTCTAGCGGAGAAATCCGGAGGGGCCGGTCCGCGTCATTGGTGAGCCCGACAATTTCGCATGTCGGCAGCGCATTGGTGATGACCGCCTTCACGGCGGCCAGGACTTGAAGTCGATGCGACATTTTACCTCCAGCGCGCCTCGAACAGCGCGGGCAACTTCGCGGCCCAGCGCTCGGCCACGCTTTCGATCTCGAACCGGCGCGGCAGCTTCACCGTCTTGCGCAGCACGAACATCAGCACGGGGCGAGAGCGGCGGCCCTGCGCCCGACGTCCGGCCGTGTCGCGGCGCCACGCGGCGCGCTTGGCGTTCAGCCCGGCGGTCAGGTCCATGAATGCGAGGAGTGAACCGGCCCGGCCGGGGCGAACAATGAACTCGGTGTTGAAATGCAGTTCGCATTCCTCCGGAGACATGGCGCTCCCGCCACCGGAGCGGCGGCTCAGGTTGGAGCGATAGCTGCCAGCGCGGCGATGCTTCGGAACGTTCTTGGTCGGTATCCAGAGATACTTCGCGCCGTTCACCGGTCGCAGGGTCGCGCCGCGCGCGAACGCATCAATGATCAGCGGGGCATTCGACCGGACGACGCCGGCCGGGTTGATGCTCTTGCGGCCATAGACCGATGGATAGACGTCGGCCCGCCAGGTGTTTGCAAGGCGCTGGCCCATGCCAGCCTCCAGCACCTGACCGCGCAATTCATTCTTGAGCCCCGCCACGGCGTCGCCCATCGCAGCGGTCGCGACAGAGGCGATGGACAGTTCGATATTCTTGAGATCGTCCTTGATCGAGCCGAAGCTCGCCGCGATCTTCACGGCGCGATCAGTTCCGCGCCACAGGACCATGTCAGGCCCTCGACATCGCTCAGGGGCTCATCGACCAGTTGATAGCTTGCCGAAACATTCAGAACGCCATCAGCATCGCGCTCGCCCACCCGCACAACCGCAGAGTGGGCCGGGCTGGGAACTTCGGAGCGCCGCATGTCGATGATCATGGTCGCGGTGACGATCTGCTGGCCGGCGCCCGCAAGCACGTCAGGCTGGCTCAGGATCACGCGAATGGGCAGGACAGAAAGCCCGTCATCATAGTCCGCCGCCGCAGATCCGGGAGCGTTGAATTGCGCGTCCAGAGCTGCGGCGTGGATAGCAGACACGATCAGGCGACCGTGCCGTTCAGCTTGGCGCGGCCGGTCGTGTCGGCCGATGCCTGGTTCTGCACGGCTACCCCGACATAGGTGTTGCCGGCCGACGTGCTGGTCAGGCGCTTGTTGGTGTTGTCCCAATAGACCTTGGTCGTATAGGCAACCCAAGCCTCCCCGGCTGCCTTGGGCAGGTCCCAGACGCCAACGACCCGGCCCTCGACCGGAGCACCGAGCGCAGCGGCGTTGAGGGCGACGGCAAAAACAGCGCCGACGAGCATGCCCGCGCCCGAGGCGACGGCATAGGGGGCCGTGAAGGTGAGCGTGTCACCCGGCTGAACAAAATTGCGTGCCATTGGCGCTTACTCCTGATTATCGGCAGCGGCGGGCTTGGCCGCATTCTTGCCGGTGGTGATGGTGTCCTTCGGGGCGGCCTTGGCCAGCTCTTCATCGAAGTCGGCGGTGACATCGTCAGCGCTTTCGTTCTCGAACAGACGTTCGGCCTCCTCGTTGGTGACATGCAGCACACCCTCGTCGGGGTGCCGAAGAACGCCGTTCACATGGGCCGACGTCCGCAGCTTCACGAACTTCATTGCAATTCTCCTTCCAGAAACAGGAAGGGCGGCCCGTGCCGCCCATCCTGATCAGTCGACGAGATCGCTAGGCGATCAGGCCCCCGGCTGCTTGTAACCCGAGCGCCAGTTCACTGCGCCGACGCCGTAATCGTGGCGCACCTTCCACTCGACGCCATCCACGCGCCAGCCTTCCTGGCTGTCCGTGAAGGGTTCGGTGACGCCGTTCAGGAACACCACCTCGATTGCCGGCGCGACCTGCGGGTCGGCGAAGGCGTAATAGGCGGTGCCAGTCAGGCGCGGCGAAGCCACGATGTCGCTGAACAGACCCTTCACGATATTCGGCTTCTGCAGCTTACTGACCGCATCCGGGTCATATTCGCTGTTGTTCACCGTGATCGCGGCGCCGCGCAGGCCGCGCGGAACGAGCAGCACGGACGGAGCGATTTCGAGGAACTCATTACCGCTGATGTCCTTCTGCTGCGCCATGGCGACATCGATCGCGTCGAACGCCGCCACGGACGGAGCCGCGCCCACGGCGGCGAGGTTGCCATGGTTCGCATGGAACAACGGGGTGCCGTCATTCATCAGCGGATTCGAGTTCAGCAGCGCATAGACGTCGATTTCGATCGTCAGCTTCGCAGCACGGCCCAGGTCAACCGCCAGCCCGGAGAACACCTGCATATCGTCGTTGACGATCGCCTGGCGGCTCAGATTGATGATGTTACCCTTGGTCGTTGCGCTGATCTGCTCCTTCGCCAGGTCGGGGATCGGCTTGTTCTTGAACTCGCCGGCCTCGTTGACGTTGTCCAGCGCGCCAAAGCTACCGCGCAGATAGCGAGTATGCGGACGGAAGTCGGTTACCGATCCAATGCCGGCGAACCGCGACCAGGTGTCCGGAGTCACCGCATAGGCTGCCTGCAGCGTCCGATGGATCGCATTTTCAAACAGGATCGGGAAATCGCCCGTGGTCTGGGTGATGATGGCGCTGCGCGCCGTCATGGCTTCGCGGACGATGACGTCCGGATCGCGCGACTGGCAATTGATGCCCATGTTCGACAGGGCTTCGCGCGCCAGATCGACGTTGCGGACGCCGCGGAACTCACCCGGATCGATCCGGACAGTTTCACCACGGGCCGCCGCCGCCTTTTCAACCAGATTGGCGACGCCCGCCTTCACGATGATCCAGTTGGTTGCGCCCTCGATAAACTTGTCGCGGGCGTCCTGCGTGACGCGAGCGGGGCTATTGTGCCCGATGTTCGCGCTGTCGCCAGCCTCCGCCAGCTTATCGAGGATCTTCTCGCGGGCAGCATCCAGCGTGGTATCGCTGGAGATCAGCTCCTCAATGAATGCATCCTCCATGCCGTGCTTTTTGCCGAGCGCGCGAATGCCGCTGGTGCGAGTGCGCTCCGCCGCGACGGCGTTCTGCACGTCAGCGCTCGTGAGGCCAGTCACCGCCGGAGCGGGCTGGGGCGAGAGCGCAAGCGCGCCGGTGGCAGGAAGAGCGTCCTTTGCGTCGAGCGCGAGCGCAGAGGCACGGATCTTGTCGATCTCCTCCTGGGTTCCGCCGTCCTTCTGGAACGCAGCGATTGCGGCAACCAGCGCCGCGCGGGTCTGATAAAGGTTCATGAGGTTTTCCTTGGTCTTTGGCGCGGGCGCCGTCGGGGTGGTGCGCGCCATCGCCATTGCGGAGATGAGCGGGCTATCGGGCGCATGCTTGAACCCGAATGGCTTGACGTAAGACGCGGACACGGTGACCGCGTCCTCCGTCGACGTAATGAAGTTTTGCGCCAGTGCCTCGACGGCGGTCATCCACGTCTCGGCATCGAGCATCGCGATCAAAGCTTCGGCATCGATGCCCGTCTGCTTCGCGTAGATGCCGACGATCTGATCGCGGATCATGTCGAGCTTGTCCGCCGCGCGGCGCAGGTCCGCGGCGTCGCCGCACGCGCAATCCCAGGGATTGTGGATCATCATGAGCGCGTTGTCGGCCATGACAATATCGTCGCCCGCCATGGCAATGACTGAACCCATGGAAGCGGCCAAACCGTCGATATGGGTGGTCACCTTACGGCCCTTGGCCTTCTGGCGGATGATGGCGTTATAGATCGCCAGCCCCTCCATGACGTAGCCGCCGGGGCTATTGATCCGGACATCGAGGTCGTCATCGCCTTCCGAGATCATCGGGACGAGCGTGTTGGCGTCGAGACCGTCCCAGCTGTCGCCGACGATCCCGTACATCAGGATTTCTGTCATTTTACGGGGTTCCTCTGGTCCGCGTTGGGGATTTGGACCGCATTGCCCACCTGCGTGACGCGCCGCGGGTCGCAATCCAGAATCAGGCCGAGAGCGTCGAGCTTTTCGAGATCTTGGGCATATTCAGCCCAGAAGGTGTCGGGATCGTCCCCATTTTCGCGAATAACCTGACTGGGCGTCTTCTGGCCCGCGCGCACAGCATCGCGATTGGCAGGCACCTCGCTTGCCGGATCAAGCATCTCCTGCTTCGGCGGCGTCCAGCGCATCGTCACGCCGCTGATGTCATGGCCCATCAGTTCGGCGGCTTCGAGGAACCACTGCTCCACGGTCGTGCAGAACTTCGGAATAAACATCAGCCACTGCCATGTGGCGAGGGAGCGGTTAAAGGTCAGCCGGCCGAAGCGACCCGAGATGAAGCTGACCTGCGATAGGTCGCCGGTCAGCAACTCATAAGGAACGCCCAAACCCGCCGCAATCGCGCGCTGCGACACGCGTGAATAGTCCATATAGCCGTCGACAGACGGCGGCGTCGGGAATGTGATCTGCTCGCCCGGTCGCAGATACTGGATGGTGCCGGATTCAACGAAGTCGAGAGGCTCGCGGTCGGCGGGGTCTTCGCCGTCGGCATCGTTGCCGATGCCCGGGAACTGTCCGTCATCATCGCCATGAACGAAGCCGGCGAATGCGGACGCGATCTTCTGCCGCGTGAGTTGAGCATCCTCGTAATCACCGAAGTCCTTCAGCCGGAGAATGACCGGCGCGAACCAGGATGCCCCATGCTCTTGTTCAGGACGATCTGCCCGGAAGATGTGCGCGACGTCGCGCGCCATGACAAAGGTGGACGAAGTGTCGAGAGGCTTCGCTGAGCCTGGATGCGAATTGTACAGCCAGTAGCCCTCGCGGCGGCCGAGCGGCGAAAACTGGATACCGTGAACATAGTAGCCGCCATTGACGCCAGGGGCGGAAGCCATCGGTCCGTTGCGCGACATGTCAATATAGTCGGGTTCGAGCAGTTGAAGCTGCATGGGAAGCGGCAGTTTGTCGCCTTTCCGGCGCCACCGGCGACGGAGAAGGACGCCTCCGCTGACGACGATCGTGCGGGCCGCAACCAGTTGCAAACCGTACAGGTCATGTCCGCCCGTCGCGTCGCAGGCCTTTGTGTCGAAATGCTCGCGGGCCAGCCTGTTTAGGACGTCATCGACCTTTCCGTTCCTGTAGACCTGAAACGTGATGCCAGTGCCGACCATGTGTTCGGCGATCTTGTTCGCGCCCGCCGTAGCCCACGGATTGTTGCGGTCGAGGTCGCGCGCGATAGCGCGCAACGCGATCTGCACCGCAGGCGACAATTCACCGTTGGCATCAAGGCGGGTGCGCCTCCAGCCAGCCGCGCGTCGCCCGACCGTGGCTCCGTCGTATTCGGCGCGAGCGCCGCGACGAATGCTCTGGCGAGCAGGCGCGGGCGGCGTTGATGCCGAGCGGCCGAGCAGGCGATCAAGAAAACCCACGATCAGAGGCCGCTCTTGTAGTATGGAGTGCGGCGGCGATTGATACCGCTCATGGCCTGAGCTTCCATTTTGAGGGCGGCGGCGATCACGCGTTCGGCGGCGAGCAGCTGATCCAGGGACTGATACTCAGTCTTCCGGCCGTCGGCGAAGGTCACGGACCGGACTCCGCTCGCTATCGCCGAGCGGACAGCCTGAAGGTCCGTTTGCGTCCAAGTCGTCATCATCGCCTCCTGGACGTGTATGGGTTGGGCGGCCGCACCTTCTTGCCGCGCGGCTTGGGGGCGGGCGTGGCTTGAATCTGCTCAGGTTCAGCCATATCGGCAGGCGCAAGTGCCGGCGCGCCTGAGAAGGCCGGCGGCGGCGTTAGTTCGCCAAGGGCGCGCTGCCACTGCCTGGGCTTCCACTCATCGACGTGCAGGCTGATGGCAACGGCCCTAGCGTAGATAGCATTGTCCAAGGCCTCGTTGCGGTCGCGGGTCTTGTGCCACTCTCGCCTAACACCGCCATTTCGAAGCCGGACAAATCGCAGCTCCTCCGCCACCAACTGCTTGATCCATTCATCGCCGGTGCCGTTCGGCAGATAGATGTATCCGTCGGGATACTCTTCGCCGTCGACGGGCTTCTCCATGCCAAGCTGGCCGTAGAGCTCCATCTTGAGCATGGAGGTACCGACATTCCATAGACGGACGCCCTTCTTCAGTTTCCGGCCGTTCACCGTCACGTCCTGCCAGTTTGGAGATCCGATGGCCTGTTGAGCGGCTATGCTCTCGCGGCCCTTCACCGCCATGGCAAAGCCTGGGTGCCGGCGCGCCCAGCGGTAGACCTCCATCGTGTTCTCACCGTCACCGGAATCGATGGCAACCCGAGCAAGTCTCAACGCTCGACCGTCTTCCGTGACCCAGCTGCGAGCCACCTCCTCGTCGAGCTTCTGCCAGGTCTTCTTGTCGGCGATTGCGCCAAACACCTCGACGCGCTCGACAAACGCCCGCTTGCGCCCCGGGCCGAAGGCCCAAATGTCCATATCAATGCGCCCGCCGCCACCGCGTTGGACGTCCGCGGCGCCGATCAGCAGCCCAGCCCATGATGGCGGCGTTCCAAGCTGCATACCCGTCTCGCGCCGGTCATAGAGCCGCTGCCATTCCGGAGCTTCGCCACGTTCCGCCCAGGCTTCGCCCAGCACCTGATTGACAAAGGTTCGCAGCAAGTTCGGATCCTTGCGGACCTCCATGAACTCGCGCGCGATTTCCAGCCATGCAGCGCCGGGATGCTGGCTATAGGCCGCCCAGATATGGAAGGAGCGATGGCGGGGAAAGGCGCCGGGATTGTGTGCGCGCCACTCGCCATTCTCGTCCATCCACGGCTTTTCAGCCTCATCGATGTCACAGCCGTTTTCGCACCTATACCAGGCGCGGGTTGGATTCTCCTTGGGTTCCCAGCGAATGCCGGGGCCGGTACCGTCGCCGAACACCAGCGTTTGCATGTGCCCGCAGTGGGGGCAGGGAACGTAACGAAATTCCTGACTGCCCTGCTCGAACAAGGCGTCGATCCGGCTGAACCCCTTGACCTTTGGGGTCGATCCGGCCGCACTGAAACGCCGCGGCGACGTAAGGTTGCGCTTGAACGCAAGTCGGGCGGGGTCACCTTCCTCCTTCGATGCCCAGGGATAACCGTCGCATTCCTCAAGGAACACGTCATCCGAGGTGACGCGCCGGAATTCCTTCGGGCTGTTCGCCCCCTTAATCTGTATCCAGCCGCCTTTGTATCGCTTGGCACGGATCTGATTGTCCGAATGCCGCGGCTTGAAGGTGGCGACCGAGCGGACCACGGACCATTGCAGGACGGGGTCGAGATCGTCGCGGCTGAACTTCTCAGCATCATCGATCGTCGGCTGATAGATCAGCGTGCGCGCCGGATCGTACTTGATGCGCCAGGCAACGAAACTCTGGAGGATTGTCGAATAGCCGATGCGGCTGCTCTTCCGAACCGAAACCTGAGCGGTCTCAGGGTCGGTGAAACTGTCCGCAATGTCCGCCTGAAATGGGAACGGTCGAATCTTCGCGCCATCGTCCGAACGAGCATAGTCGCACATGAACTGCGACAGCTTCGGCCGGATCTTCGGCGCGAAAGCTGCAAGCCACTGCTGCGCGACTATCGCCCCGTTCGCGCTGGTGACCTGCAGAACCTCAGTCGTCTTCGTCTCCAGGGGCGTCTTCGTCATCCAAGCCCCCGCCTACCGCCTCCTCGATGCGCGTCATGCTCAGGTCGGTCAGCACGTCATTGATGGCGGTTTCGATTCTTTTGCGCAGCTTCGTGTCGCCTTGGGCGACCTGCGCGCCGACCTGCTGAAGCCGGGCAACCGCCATGATGATGACGCCGGCACCAGCCGCGATCATGTCGGTGCGGGATGCCAATTCCCTCCGGCGCTCGGCATTGTCCATCGCCTTGGCATCAGCCTGCTCTTTCGCCAGGCGCGCGCGCTCTGCTTCGAGGTCCAGACTATCCGGATCGTACCGACCGATCTTGATGTTCACATAGGCTTCGAGGTTTTCCGCCCAGCTCGCACCATCGGCGGGAAGATCACCCTTCGAACGAAGTTCGCCAATCCATCGGCTGGATACGCCGAATAGTGCGGCCAATTGCGGTCGACTTGGCTCGTTCAGGTCAATGTCCATGCACTTCCCTGTCCGATTACTGTGAAACCCGCAGAAATCCGTCGTTTATTACTTGAGGGAGGAAGAACTAAGGCGGAGTTTGTGGCTAGCGAGCTTCTGCGCCTTTGCCCCCCTCACTGGCAGGTTTCCCGGAAGGACCCGCGACGGGGGACCGATCGTTGCTGGTCCGCGCAACAATGTTGCGCTGGCCTCATCGGCTCGGCCGGCTCGGTGGCGTAGTCGGCCTCTCGGCCCAATAGGTGGCATCTGGGCCGCACCGGTCGCGGCGGTGGAATATGCCAGCCTTACCCGGCCGCCTCTCCTTGAGCGCCTGGGCATCAAGGAGGACAACCTGTTCGCCGTGAACAGGATCGGTCGTTGTCCCGGTGGGGCGCATGCAACGGTCATGATACTGCATGATAGATCGCAGCAGCATGCCGGGGCGGAAGTGGCGGCAGGTGATGCAGGTCTTCATTGCTGCTCTCCTGCGGCACGGGGTCGCGTTGGTGCGGACTCCTTGCCATTGCCGCACTCTGCGCACCATCGGCGCCAGTGCCCGTCGCCGGTGACCCATTCATGCCGGCCGAAGGCGCAGCGGATGCGGGACACGATGCCCTGCGTCCGCCGCCATGGTGCACCCGTCTGCGTCGTGGGTTCAGGAGCCTTCGCCATGCATCCTCCTGAAACGACAAATCCGCCCGGCGCATGTGCATCGGGCGGATTTATCCAAGGCCGTTTTTGGAACATTTCGGGGCCACTTGCAAGCCAAAAAGTGAACTCCGCCTACGCTGCCTCGTCTTCCACCGCGCCGAAACGCGCCCGGATAATGTCCGCTATGTCGCTCCATTCCTTCAACAATCCGCGCTCGTCCAAGAACTCAGGGTCGATGTCATAGAGGTGGCGCGTCGTGATCTGCTCATCCGCACTCTCCAGAGCATCGACGACGTGCTGCTCAGCCTTCACAGCGCCGCGGCGCGCCGGTCCGGCCAGCCACCCCGGCATGACCTTCTGCCCAGCGTTGAGAGCTGCAACGGTCCCCCGGTCCACCATAGAGAAGGCGTGCGCCACGCACATGGGCCAGCGGTTCAGCGCGTCGAGCAGGAAGCGCTTGGCCTTGCGCTTGTGAACGCGATAGCGATGCGCGGCGACGGAATAGCCGATCGTGTCGCCGACGACCATGTCGAGCACCATCTGCTTGGGCAGCGGCAGCATGTCACGCCAATAGCCATAGGCGAGATGCATGCGGACGCGATAGACGCTCTCCGCCGCCTGCCCGCCGAGCCGCTTCGATTGGTCGACGCGCGCCTCCAGACTGGCGACCTTGACTGCAACGTCCGCCTCCAGGCTGCGATAGACATTCGCGATTTGGGCTGCCCATTCGAGCTGATCCTTGTCGATGGTGCCGTTGCGGTGCAGTTGCACCAGCGAGCCATCATGCGTGCGTGTGGAGCGGTCCCAGGTCTCCGGCGTACCATAGGCCTTGTGATCCCACGCCTCCCGGATCTGCACCGCCTCCTCGATGCCCGGCTCCAGCCGCACAGGACGATCGATCATCTTCGGCTTGCGGCGCCCCTTGCGCTTACCCTCCGTCACCCGCTCCATCGGACGCGGCCGGCCCAGGACAAGATGCTCGATCCGCTGGCGCTCGCGCTTGCGGGCGGCATCCATGCGCGCCAGGCGGGCATTCAGCGCCGTCACCTTCTCAGGGCAGCGGGCCGCGTCGTCAATCAACGCCTGCCGAGCCGCCGCAATCATGGCCGCACGCGCTGCGCTGGGCGTGTCGCCCTCGAACACCTCGCCCAGCCGATTTACGATTTCAAACTTCGGCTTGTCCGCCATGCCCGTAAACTCCGTTCTCTTCTTGTTCTACTGATGCGCGGTGCCGATGGCCAGCGGCTGGTCGAGGTCGGCCAGGTTCACGCCCAGCCGAGTGAGGCACTGCTCGATCGCGATCACGCGCCGCTCGGTCGGGAAGCGGGTTCCCCGTTCGTAGCGCTTGAGCGTACCCACGCTGACGCCCACGGCAGACGCGAAGCGCGCCCTGGTCAGACCGGACAGCCTGCGCGCGGTCCTGATGTTCATGCCGCCTCTCCTGCCTTATGGCCCATCGGATCGGCGAGGATGCTGCCCAACTGCCTCACCTCGTCCGCCGTCAGCGGTTCTCCCGAAGGCCGCCATTCGCGTTGATGCTTCATCAGCAGCAGACGGGCGGCGACGAGACGGCGCGTGCGGCGGCCACGGATGGGCGCGACGGCGGCTTCGATTTCGGCGATGGTGGGGAAGAACTTGCAGGTACGCAGCAGCGTCATGAACGCCTGCTGGAGATCCGGGAGGGCATGCCGTTTCAGCGCCTGCCAATAGAGGTCGAGGCGCTCGTTCGCTTCCTCGTCCGACATCTCCCGCTTCGGCAACGCGATCGACAGCTTTCCCATCATGGTTTCGATCTGGCCAAGCTGCGGCGCGGGCGGCACGCTGGCGTCGACATATGCCTGGAGGTGACCAGCGCTGATCGGACCGACGACGGGCATTTCAGAAAGGCTCAGGCCTTGCCCCACCAGCGCGTCGAGCTTGGCGGGCAACGACGGCTCGCACCAGCGGGTCACGGATGTCGTCGGAGGTGTGGCGGCGGTTATCGCGGTTTGAACGGTCATTGCGGTTTCCGAACTCCTCTGCGTTGGTGATCCAGGTCCGCCATGCGGCCTGCCAGTCGTGCTTGCGGGCTTTGCTCCCGCTCGCGGCTGCCCAGTGATCCCGGAAACGGGACAGCTCCCGCTCCAGCCGCCCAGGCTCCCACCGGCTCACGATGTCGAATGACACAGTGCCGGGGCGAAGCATGTCAGGCTGCCAATCTTCCGGCAGGCGCGTCGCACGCTTCCCCGAAGATGCGTCAGCATCTGAGGGAATGGTTCTTGACGGTTTGTCCGAAGCGGCTTCGGGGGTTCCCGTCGTTCCCTTCGGGGGGAAATCCTTTCGGGGCGAAGCGGCTTCGGGGCGAAGCGGCTTCGGGGGTGAAGTCTTTTCGGGGCATGCAACAGGGTGGACGCTGTAGCGGCAGCCACGGCCCGGAACTTCGGTGCGCGTTACATGGCCAGCCGCTACCAGGCTCTTCATGGCCGCTTGCACCGTCCGGTCGGTCTTGCTGCACTTCTTTGCCAGCGTCGCCATGGACGGCCAGCATTGCCCCTCATCGTTGGCGCAGTCGGCCAGCGCGAGAAGGACGATCTTCTCGCTGTCGGGAAGGTTGATTTCCCAGACCAGGGACATGACGCGGATGCTCACCGGATCCACCCCCATTCGCGGATGGCGGCCACGGCCTCTTCCGGCAGGCGGATCATCGCCCAAGGGAAGCCCCACGCGATCAGATCATCGCGCCAGTCCTCTTGATCCTCCGAAAGGTCATTGCCGATCTCGCGTTTCACTTCGAGAAAGCCGACCTGAAGCTGCACCTTGCGGTTGAACAGGATCAGGTCGGGGAAGCCGGGGCGAAGACCATCCTTCCGAAGCGCGGCCATCTGCTTGATGCGCGCCAGCTTGTCGCCCGCCAAATGCGTACCGTTCGGCACGTGGACGGCTTCGACACCATGCATGGCGAGCAGGCGAATGGCGCCGCGCTGCACGGGGCGCTCGGCCATGCCATCGGCACGCTTGCCGCTGCCTGACCGCCTCTTGCCCGCCGTGCGCTTCCGGGCCTCCTGCATGAACCAGGGCGCCGCCATCAGATCATCCCCGAGGCGACGCCGCCCAGCGTGTAAGGGCCTGTGTCCGTCGACGGCGTGAACTTCGCCACGACCGATGCCTTACCCTCCCGGATGCGAGCGATCTGTTCATCGAAGGAGAGACGCTGAGCCTTCGCGGCCCGGGCGCGCTGCTTTTGGGCGTCGTCCTTGATCTGCGCTTCGATGACAGCGCGTGCGTCGGCAGCGCGCAGCCTCTTCGAGTGGATCAGGCGGCGATATTCGTCCCTATACTCAAGCGGGCACCAGCCGAGCATCGTCTCGGTCCGGGTCGCGGCCGCCTTCATGCGCGCGGGCGAGCCCTTCGGGTGCTTGTTGTGCATCGCATTCGATTTGCCCAGCGCGCGCCCTACTTCCTGCCACCGGGCTCGGAACTCAGGATCCTCCGCCAGCTTCCGCCGGCGTCCCTCCTGGGCGATGCGCAGGGTCTCAGCGCGAACCGCCGGATCCGCGAGCCGACGGAGCATCGCCGCGCGGTTCTTCTCGTTCTTCTTGGGATTGCGCCCGTTCGCACTGAGCGAACACGGATAGCAAAGCGTCGTCTTCCGGCCCTTGAACGGCTCGTACGACCGGCCACAGCCATTAGAGCAGGGCACCAAAGCCGCGGTGGATTTCCGGCGGCCCATCAGTCGCGCGCCTCCCCGCGAAGCTGGGCGGCTTTCGCCATGATGGCCGCATGGTCGCGGCGCTTGGTCGAAACGACGGCCTTGTTCGCCACGCGGCGCCGCTCGCGCATGGCGACGACCGCGGGGTGCGGGAAGATCCGGCGATAGGCGTTCACCAGCCGGGCGCGGATATAGAGCGCGCCCATGATCAGAACGCCCACTTGGCGCTGATGGCGCCCATCTGCTTCTTGAGGTTGGCGATCTCTGCCACGAAGGAGGCGGACGATTCCTGATGCAGCTTTTCCAGCGCGGCGATGTCGCTCCGCAGCGCCGTGATTTCCGCCGGCTCCTTCAGCTTGCCGAAGCAGGCTTCCCGGAACTCGATGACGACGGTTTCCGACAGGCCCGTGTCGGCGGCAACACGCTTGTCGTCCCATCCTTGGGCGAAAGCGCCCTTGTTCGGGTCGAAATGGGTCTGCAACAGGTGAAACATCTGGCCCTGGGCGCGCATGGCGTCGGGCGAAGGCTTGGCCGACATGGCTTTCCTCTCATTGCTGGCCTGGGTGCGGCAGCCGGGGCAGATGTGCGGATCGAGCGCCCAGCCAGCCTGCGTGAATTTCTTGTCGATCTGCTCCGGGGGCATCCGCGCACGCAGGTTCCGCGAGCCTTCCGTTGGGCACTTCGTGCATTTCACGAACGCGACCATCGTCGGGCTGCCGATGCCAGGGCGGATGGAAATCCTCCGCCCGTGCACGCCTTTGTGATACGAATGCTCCCGGTGCTTCATCGGATTATTCCGGCTTGCCGAAGAACAGGGGAAGCTCGGTTTCGACCTCCGCGCGCTCGCACGACTCCTTGAAGGCATGATCGAAAACGCGATCGGTGCGCCACAGGTCATACCAGAACACCACGCCAGTCGGCGTCTTGCGGTACCGGAGCCGGGCGGCGATCCGGTAGATCGGGCCGTTGCGGAAGACGGGGATGCCGATCAGGAACAGGCCCGGGATGCGCAGCGGTTCGCCGTTGGCGTCCGTGTGCTCCGAGGTGAAGCTGATCTGGGCCTCGCCGGTCGACAGGTTGCGAACTTCCCGCACCGCCGAGCTTTCATGCACCTGAAGGCCGCGCGCCAGTTCGACAAGGCGCTGGGGCGTCGCGATCGTAGCTTCGCCGCCGCCCGCATTGATGAACTTCTTCAGGTCGTCGGAAAGCTCGTCCTCTTCGGGGATGACATAGAGGACGTCGATGATCCGGTCTTCGAGGAATTCGGCGAACTCGACCATGCGCATCTGCTGGCCGTCCTGCTCGGTCCATGCCGTCCACTCGTCCGACAGCGGAAACGCGAAGTGGGCGCGGTGCTGGCCGAAGCGCGGGTCGCTGTCCGCGCCGATGCGGTGATAATCGAGCACGACGGTCAGCGACGGAGCCTTGCGGTCGTCGTTGGCGAAGATCGCGCTGTCCTCATCCTTGAAGCGCAGGGCGTGGGCAATGATGCTATCGAGCGAGGTGAGGTGCGCGACGCCAATGCGGCGGACGGGCTGGGGGCGATAGTCGTCGAACGCCTTGGCAGGGATCACATGCGCGCCGCTCGGCGTCATCGCGAACGGAGCCACGACGCCGCCGGTCGGGTCGCTGATGCTCGTCAGGACGGGCTTGATATAAGCCTCAACCAGTTCGCGGGCCTCGCCAATCGGGCCCTTCAGATCGTCAATTTCCATGGTCATTTTCTCCTGTGGTGGATCAGTAGTCGCGGGGGCGCTCGGCCGGTCCGCTCACGTCGCGGATGCCGAAAAGCTGCTGCTGGTTGGGCTGGGTGCGGGTGAAGCGGTTGTCTTCCGTCCGCCACATCACCGACTTGGCGCGGTGATCCTCGGGCTTCGTCACCTTGAACTTGGCCTTGATCTCGGTCAGGCCGCCGTCCTGGGTGAAGTCGATCGTCAGGGTCACCTTGCCCTTGGCTTTGCCGCCATTGCGCCAGGCGTGTTCGGCCAGCGCCGCCGACAGATCCTTGACCTCTTCGTAGCAATCGGCGTCGAACTGGCCGTCTTCGAGCGAGCGGATGAACTCGCCCATCGTATTGCAGGCGCCGGGCACATGCCCGCCGTCAGCGGCGCGGCGCGGTCCATTCGGATCGCCCGCCATCATAGCGTCGGTCACTTCTTTTCTCCTTGAGCAGGCGTGTTGGTGGAAAGGTGCAGGCCCTGCTCGACCTGCTCGACAAAGGCTGCCAGCCGGGAGGACAGGAGCGAGCCGCTTTCGGCATCGACCCGCCCGGCGGCGATGAGGTTGGCGACGGCGGCGATCTGCCAGCGGCCGAACTGCGCGACTTGGGCGCGTTCGTCAGCGCGCGCCTGCGCGGTGACCTCGGCGAAGGTGCGGCGGCGGTAGCGGCGGCTCACTTCGACGCCTCCGCGAAGAGGCTGCCCTGCGCCGCCTCTTCGCCTGCCATAGCTGCAGCGTGCTGGATGCGAGCCGCCGCGATCGGCATATAATCAGCGGTCAGCTCACAGCCGATGAAGCCGAAGCCCTCCAGCATAGCCGCCTTGCCCGTGCTACCGCTGCCCATAAACGGATCGAGCACCACGCCCGCCGGCGGGGTGATGAGACGGACGAGCCAGCGCATCAGCGCCGTCGGCTTCACCGTCGGGTGAGTGTTGCGGTACTCTGTGTCCCGCCCTTCGCTGATGCTGCTGGCTTTGCCGCTCGTGCCGTTCGCGGTCTGGAAGGCCACGAATTCTTTCGGCTCAAACTGATCGAGCCCTTCGTCCCGATCAGCCTTGCCTGCCTTGGCGCAGTAGAAGAAACGGGCGGCCGTTCCGGAGTCTCGGCGCGCGGGGTGATCCAGTGCCGGACGCATCCCGCCGAAGATGCCATTAGGAGACTGCCTGCAGTTCGCGTGCGATTTGAGGTCGCCTTGCTGGCCCGGTGCATCTGGAAAAGCAGCAACCACTTCGTCACTGCCATCGTGAACGACGTTCGCGGGCCAGCGGCCGCGCGCAACGCCGCCGCGCGGACCGGGGGTGGCTGCAAAGTTGGTTGCGCCCCGATCGCTATAGCGGTGACCTGCACTCGCTTCGCCCGCACGGCCGCGGGGAACGTCTGGTTCGTGGCGCACTGGGATGATTCCAGCACCTGCCCGAAGCTTATCGTCCGTCGGTACCCGGCAGCCGTCAATGTTGATGGCTCCGGTGCCGTGTGCGGCAACGTTCGCCGCGACGCTGCCGATCAATGGTTTACGAGCGAGTACGATGGGCTCGTGGGCCGGCTTGAGCGCGGTACCCCAACCTTGACGGTCTCCGTCCAAATTGCGAGACTTGGGGAATCCCGAGCCATAGATCCACATGATCTGGTCGCGGATTTCGAAGCCCGCATCTTCGATCGCACAGGCCATCCGGTGATAGGTGCGAGCGTGGGAGAAGGCGATCAGGTGGCCGCCCGGCTTGAGCACGCGGAGGGCCGCCTTCCACATATCGACGTCGAAGGCTATGCCGGTACGATCCCATGACCGGCCCATGAAATCCAATTCATAGGGCGCATCGGTCACGACACTGTCGATCGAGTCTGCCGGAAGCATCGCCAGCGTCGCCCGGCAATCCCCCAGATACAAAGTGGCATTGCCGACGATGGAAGCCGTCGGGACTGCAGGCAAAGAAAGAGCGTTCGCGGAACCGGCATCCGCCAGCGCCGCGCTAGTTGCGCAGGTCATGGTTCACTCCAGGGCGATCAGCGCCCGCTCTGTTTCAGCTTCAGACGGCCCGCAGGCGGACCTCGTTACGGCGGCGCTCCAGCACGCTGGCCGCCTTGATGAATTCATCGATCACGCCCGCCGCTTCGAGCTTGCGGACGTCGCTGTCACAGCAGACGCCATCGGAAAGCAGCGCGATCAACAGAGGCAGGGCCTCCGCGATCTTCAGCGGGATATGGCCGACATTGTCGCAGCACAGCGCGTCCGCAGGGACCGCCTTCGCGCCGATCAGCGACAGCACCGTGTTCAGGCTCTCCGGGCCGAACGCCTTGCCGATGCTCAACATGGCCACGGCGCTCAGGTCGCCCTTCTTGTTCCGGGCGTTGCCGACTGACGCGGCGGAGTTGCCGAGCAGATCGGCCATGTCCTGATCGGTCAGCCCGCCTTCGGCGCGGGCAAGATCGATCAGCGTCGCGCTGACGGCCTCCCGATAAGAATTCTGTGTGAGTCGGGGCGCCTTGCCCAACACGCTGGGCGCGCCTGCGCGTAGAGAAGTTCCATGATCACAGCACACAGACATTACGCAGCTTCCTTCCGGACCTTGGGCCCGACGCCGAAGAAATCGTTCGGCGTGACCTTGCCCTTGGTGGTCTGGACGATCAGCGGCATGGTCTCACGATCAGGGATGCGGTCGCCATTCACGTAACGGCGCACAGCTTCCGGGCTTCTTTCAATCATCTCGGCGAACCGCGAAACGGACATACGCTTCGAGGCCAGCCACTCCTTGAGTGTCATGCCATGAACTCCTTGCAACACCAATATGGTGTCGGTGACACCGACTTGTCAACACCAATTTGGCGTATGGGCGATGCGCACCATTTTGGTGCAAAAGAGGGCATGGCTTTGGTGAACAACATTGCGAAACTGCGTGAAGCGAAAGGTTGGGCCCGGCCGGAGCTGGCAAAGCGCATGGGGACATCGGCCCAGCAGGTGGAGCGTCTTGAAAAAGGGATGCGCACGCTGAAACCGGACTGGATCGAGAAGGCGGCGCGAGCTCTGGGCGTTCCCCCCACCGACATCATCACCCCGCTCGACGGTGAGGTGAGCGCGGATCTTGTGCCCGATCTGCCCGTCGTACGTCAGGTGACAGAAGGGGAAAACTCGGTCGCTCTGCGGCGTATCAATCTCGGCTTCGCCATGGGAGATGGGTCCAATCTCGACGACTATATCGAAGAGGGCACGATCGACTTTGACGCCAGCCTTTTGCGCCTGATCAGCTCCTCTCCGGCGCATAAGCTGGTCGTGGCCGACGGCGTGGGCGACAGCATGATGCCCACTCTGCTCGACAGCGACATGATCGTGATCGACACGCACCAGAATGAGCTCAATAAATGGGATCGTATCTGGGCGATGACGCTACAAGGGGCGGGGGCGGTTAAACGGCTCGGGCCGGCGGAGCGCGGCAAGGTCGAGGTGATTTCGGATAACCCCGGCATTCCCAACAGGGTTGTCTCGCTGGCGGATGTGCGGATTATTGGCCGTGTGGTTTGGTCTGGGCGGCGGCACTAATATGCCGACGGAGCGTTCATTGAATCTCAGGGTTTGTTGACTTATATGTCAACGTTGGTAGAGCTCGAGGCGTCGGGAGCGCTGGTTCGGTTTGATGCGGACCTCGGCGCATCTGTCCTCGAGATTAGACGAATATATTTGTTGGAAAGGGTACCAGGGCAGATCGAGCAGCGGATCGAAAAGACAGGTTCTGACCGACAAATCGAAATCGAACCCAAGGAACAGTTGGACGGCTTGCTGGCTGATTTCTGCGAGGGCGAGGAGGTGATGGCTGCTACGCAGTTCAAGTGCCTCCAACCGAAAGAGAACGGGATCTGGGAATTGAAGACGCCGGACGTGCGTGTCTTTGGATGGTTCTACGAAAAGGACTGTTTTATCGTTTCGGCCGTGGACGCTAAATGGCGCATTTTGGAACACGGCTTGTACAACGGTTATATTTCGGAAGCTGTGCGGCTGCGTGCGGAATTGTTTGGCGAAAACGCCAAGTTTGTTGAAGGAACGGAACCTGACGATGTCATATCGAACTGGTGTTAATGGCAGGCGCCGCGCCGCTGCGCGCTTTGTGGCCAAGACTCACCGTTTGGTGCAGAAAGCCTACGAAAAGCGCCGCAAGGAAGGTTTGACCCAAACCGCGCTCGCCGTGGAGCTCGATGTCCATCGTTCTGTCGTAAATCGGCAGCTGAACGGCCGGGAGGATATTTCGGTCGCTCGGGTGGCTGAATATGCTTACCTCCTGGGCTACGATATCGACATGGATTTTAGAGAGAAGACGGCTGGCGTAGGGACCAATCATTCCCCTATCGTGCCTCCAGTGTTCCGAACTGTAAGTTCTCCGTCGAATCCACCCATCTCGGCGAAAGGTGAGCCGGGGAAGGGTCAGACGTCGACGGGAGCACAGGTTTCTTTTGGGATGCTTGGCAAGTCTGATGTGCGCGTGAGTGTGGTAGGGTGACGGTCTACCCCGCTACGCCGGGCGGCTACGCGATTTTCTGCGACGATATCCGGGAAGAACTCGGCGGCAAGATTTCGCTGATGGGCATATACACTGGTGAGCTGTTGCTCCAAAATATTGTCCCGCTTCCGGTCAATTTGCCGCAGATTTGTTGCCAGGTGAACATCCTCATGGATCCCGAGGAATTACCTGAAACGATTTCTATTCAGCTAAAGAAGTTCGCTCCGGACGGCTCCGAGAGCGTGGTGAACGAGTTCGACTTGCCGCCTATCCGGCAGATAGCTTGGCCGGAACGCAAGCCGAGCTATGGTCAGTCGAAGCCGCTCGTTTTTGTGAACGGGGCGATGAAGATCGCGCCTCTGCTGATCGAATCAGAATATACCCTGCGATGCTTTGCCACCATTGACGGAAACGAGCATCACTTGGGAAATCTGACAATCCGCATAGTGGATCAACTGCCCAACGGCGGTTAGCGTGCAACTCTCCCTCGCCATCGTGGGCGCCGACCATCTCAACAAGGACAAGTCGAACCGCCGGTTCGAGATCCTACTGTGCGAGCGGGGTGAGGAAGCGCGCCTAGTGCCTGAGCCGAAGAACCCGGTCGACCCGCAGGCCATCGCCGTGTTCAGCGCGCGCGGGGTGCAGATCGGCTATGTGAAGGCCGTGCAGGCGCAGCTCATCCGCAGCTATCTTTCACGGGGCAGAATCACCTCATGCATCTTTCAGGACCGGGCCGAATGGGGAGCGGTTATTCGCATTGGTCTTGATGGCGAAGAGCCGTCCCTTCCCGAGCCCAGCAGAGAATCAGAAACACCAGATGACAGCGGGTTTTACCCCGATTACATTCCGCCCGATGATTGAAACACCGAATTGGTGTTGACAAGCTAACACCGATATGGTGTTTATATCTCCATCACCTGAGCCGCCGCGCATCCAGCCGGCAGGCGAGCAGGTGGGGAGATCATCATGTCCCACAAAAGCTATGCCGTAGGCTCGTCCTTTGCCCAGGCGCTGAGCCGGGCTGACGCAATCCTGCGCGACGCCGGCCCGATGCGCCTGCGGCCGGTCGATTTCGTCAACGCCGCGCGCTTCTGCGCCGAAGAGGCGCACGCCGCCCTGCAGCGCGACCCGGCGCGGGCCCGTGAGCTGCTGATCAACGGCGCGTCGCGCATGCTTGCGGTCGCCGAGATGCTGGAGCGGCCTGCCGAGCCCGCCGGTGCCGCCGATGTCATCCCCTTCCCTGCCCGCGGTCGCCGGCCGATCTTGAGGGCGGTCCAGTGATCGCCGTGCGCAACCTCTCCATGGCGCTGGCCAGGACTGCGGTCCGCGAAGCTGATTGGCTGTTCGGCACCGAAGAAGGCCAGGGCGCCCTCACGCTCCTATGCGCCTTCGTCATGGGCCTGACGCTCGGAGGGCTCTTCGCATGAGGATCGAGCCCGAACCCGTAGAATTCGCGATACACCCGGCCGTCTTCGGCACCTGCTGTCTGATCAGCGCGGCGATGTGGCTCGGCTCCTTCAAGCTGATGGCCGCGCTGTGCCGCGCCGCCGCCAGCGTCATGGGGGTGGGCCAGTGATCGAACACTCCACCCTCCTGTCGGGCATCGCGCGGCAGGCAGCCGCCGCAACGGAGCGCAAGCTTCGCCTGCTCAACAAACCCCCACTGTCCCAACTGCGTGTTTACCCCCCTGTCACGCAGCGGACGGGAGCCTCGGACGACCTTCCCCCCTCCCGGTCGTCAATTGATCCGCGCGGGTCGGCCGTCGAGGCCGGTCGGCCCGCAAACCCATCCACCAGCGACGAGTGCGATTGCGCCGTCTGCTCCAGCGACCTTGCCGGCATCGTGCCGTGCGAGCGGGAGAATGATCTGTGAACATTGGCTATGCATCCCTGGAAGACATGCAGGTGTGGGCAGGTCGCGCCATGATGCGCATGCCAGACTTCGTGATCGGCACCGTCGACAATCCCTATCTCCTCCGCTGGTGGATCATTCCGCGCAACGAGCAGCAGAACGTCTACCTGCATCGCATCCTGCGCGACGATGACGACCGGGCGCTCCATGATCATCCGTGGCCGAACACATCGCTGCTGATCTCGGGTCGCTATCGCGAGATCACGCCTGAGGGCACGTTCATTCGGGAAGCGGGCAGCCTGGTCACGCGCGAGGCGGAGGCCTTGCATCGGCTCGAACTGATCGACGGAGAGCCGGCGGTGTCGCTGTTCTTCACGGGCGCGAAAGAACGCGAGTGGGGCTTCGACTGCGGCGGGCGCTGGGTTCACTGGAAGGACTTCACCGCCGGCGAGAACGGCGAACTGGTCGGGCGTGGATGCGGAGAAACCGACTGATGAAGCTCGGCGTCGGCATCCACGAATACGAGATCGTCAAGACGCGCTGGGGCCTGTGCCATGCCTTCAAGCAGGGCGACGGCTCATACGTCCACTGTCGTCGCAACCCGGCGACCTGCGTCGTTTGCCATAACGAGGGCATCCCTCCCTCCCCGGTCGACCCGATCGACCAGATGATCGGCCTTCTGCGCGCCAATTGGGGCAAGCGCTGGGCGGAGAGCAACCGCCATCCCGGCGAACTGGCGGAGGATCAGATTTGGCCAGCCGATGGCCTGCACATTGTCGCGATCGAGGACGAGGACCGGGCGAATCGGACCGTGCTCGTGAGCTTCGGCGACGATCCCACCATCACCGCCGCCGTGAGCGCGCTGGTGCATGTCCACAATGAGATGGTCGGGAAGGCAGACTGATGAGTTCGCTCGCCTATATCGATGTCTGCTCAGGCATCAGCGCCCCGACGGCAGCATGGAAGCCGCTGGGCTGGCAAGCGCTCTGCTACGCCGAAATCGAAGCCGCGCCCCGGTCCGTGCTGGCTCAACACTACCCCGATGTCCCGCTTGTCGGAGACTTCACCCAGATCAAAGGCACCGAATATGGACCAGTTGACCTTCTTGTCGGAGGAACCCCCTGCCAGTCGTTCAGCATCGCCGGCCTTAGAGGCGGATTGGCTGACGACCGTGGCAACCTGGCCCTCGAATATCTCCGCCTTGCTGATCGCGCACGGCCCCGATGGCTGGTATGGGAGAACGTCCCCGGTGTCCTGTCATCGAACGGAGGACGGGATTTTGGAGCCATCCTCGGAGGGATGGCAGAACTCGGGTATGGGTTCGCCTACCGCATTCTCGACGCTCAGCACTTCGGAGTTCCACAGCGGCGCCGTCGCGTGTTCGTTGTCGGATATCTTGGAGACTGGCGACGTGCCGCCGCGGTTCTTTTTGAGCGCCACGGCCTGTCGGGGCATCCTGCGCCGCGCAGAGAAGCGAGGCAAATCGCTCCCACCATCCCTAGCCGCAGCACTGGAGGCGGTGGCCTCGGAACCGACTTCGACTGCGATGGAGGACTGATCGCCGCAGCGCTGATGGCAAAGGATGGTCGCGGCGTTCATTCGGACATGATCAACTTCGTCACGCACAGCTTGCGCGGGGAGGGGTTTGACGCAAGCGAGGATGGCACGGGGCGGGGCACGCCGTTGGTCCCGGTCGCCTTCTCCGCCAAGGATTATGGCGCCGACGCAATGGAGAATTGTTCTCCCACTCTGTGGGCTGGCGGCTTTCGGAACAGCCACGCCAATGCTGGGGTGATGCCCGCCGTGGCCTTTTCCATCATGCCGATGAACAGCGGCAAGGATTACAAGGCGCGGCAAACAGACGTTGCACAGCCAATCATGGCTGGCGGGCCGGTCGGCGGGAACCAGGGCGGCGATTATGTCTGCCAGCCCGCCGTCGCCTTCATGGAGAATCAACGCGGCGAAATTCGGACCAGCGATCACGCCAATCTCACTGTGGGAGGAGGCAAGCCGGGACAGGGTTATCCGGCCGCGCTCCAAGGTTCTGCCGTCCGCCGCCTGACCCCGCGCGAGTGCGAACGCCTCCAGGGCTTCCCCGACGACTTCACGCTGGTTCCCTACCGAGGCCGGATGATGGCCGATGGCCCGCGCTACAAGATGCTCGGCAATAGCATGGCCGTGCCGGTGATGCGCTGGATCGGGGAGCGGATCGCGGCCGTGGATACGATGCAATTCACCCGAGAGGAGGCAGCATGAAGCGCCCTCTCCCCGATTACCAGATCGGCGACGTCATGCCGGTACCGGCCGATGCCGACATGAACCTGGCGCAGATCCTGATGCGCAAGCGCGGCATCATCGAGCGCAATGCGTCGCCGCGCTACCGCGGCGCCGCCGGCATCACTGCCCGGCGCATCAAGGCCAAGATGGACGAAGCCGCGCGCCTTCGGACGGAGCCGTTCGAGCGGGCGCAAACCTTCCTTCGCCGCAAGGGCTTCGTCCCCGTCTGCGCGGAGGAAAAGCAGTACCGCGTCGGGCGCCGCCTGTTCGCCACCAAGGCGGAGGTGATGGCGTTCGCCCGGTCGAAAGGATGGAAAAATGAGCATCGGTGACAAGGCCGATTACGTCCGCACGCGGCTGTCCGGCCCGACCGGCGGGCACCACTGCCACTGGCCCGGCTGCACTGCGAAGGTGCCGCCTGCCTCGTGGGGCTGCCGCAAGCATTGGTACCGCCTGCCGCACGCCATCCGCAACCGCATCTGGGCCGCGTTCCGGCCCGGCCAGGAAGAGAGCAAGACGCCCAGCCGCGCCTATGTCGAGGCCGCTCGGGAGGCTCAGGACTGGATTCTCGCCAATCATCCGCCCGAGGAGAAACTGCTGTGAGCGAGCATCAGTGCTTCACCGTCAGCACCACTGCCTATCTGCACAATAGCAGGCCAGACCGCGACCAAGACGTCTTTGCGGTTCACTACGAGGCCCCGCCACGCAAGAATGGCAACGGCACGACCTCCTATAGCTTGATCGCACCCGTCCTGGTTGTGACTGACTACATGGCCGATCCGGAAGGTATCGCCCAGCGGGTCGCCGAGATCCTGAACCAGCATTGGGACCGCGACCCTGACGAAGAGAAAAAGCTGCGCGCATATGGCGTGCTGCTCAACCATGCTTTCGAATCGGAGGGCCTGCCGGCCTTCGTGTCTGTCGAGGAATATTCGACAGAGATCGCTCTGAAGGACGGTTCGAATTGGACGGTCACTGTTAGGAGATCGGACGATGGCTGATGCTCTCACCCCGCGGCGCTTTGCTGAATGGCATGAAGATCACCGGGACGTCCTGTGGTTCCGTTCACCGATCGGCGAGCCGCCCTATTGTGGGTCGCCGTTGGATCTCGGCCGGGCCATGGCCGTCGAGATCAGCATCGGTCGCGAGCATTTCGAGTTTGCCCCTCGTGATACGGGCGGATGGCCATTTGAGCAGGAGGACGAGCCGCATCTGTGGTGGCTGCCGCTCCCTGACGCCGGCGAGGTGCAAAGCGCGATTGATACTGTGATCGCCGCGACCCTTCACAGCGCTGATTGCATCTCTTTCAGCATCGCGCGCCCTGGGCCGTGCGACTGCGGCTTGGTGGAAGCTCGCAATGGTTGATCGGCCGATCCTCTTCAGCGCGCCGATGGTGCGCGCCATCCGCGAAGGGCGCAAGACACAGACACGGCGTGTTGCCAAGTTCATTGAGAAGCTCGACGATGGCTGTTTTCACGCTCGCAACAGCGGCGGCGGCGCGTTGGGCATTGCAGAGGCAGACGTTCCCCACATCGCGCCGGATTATGCGCCTTTTGCGGAGGGCGATCGGCTCTGGGTCAAGGAAACGTGGCAGGCCGGCATGTCGGACAATGGCCCGTGTGTCGCTTATCGTGCCGATGGTGACCGCTACTATCCCGAATTCACCGGGCCGAGCGAAGGCGCTGGGCCGACGTTCGACTATGACGCCCATCCGGCTAAGGCATGGCGGCATGGCTATTGGATCGCCGATGTCGAATCGAGCGGGCCTTGGTCGACGCCGCTGCATATGCCGCGCTGGGCCAGCCGCCTGACGCTGACGGTATCCGAGGTCAGGGTGGAGCGGTTGCAGGACATCAGCGAGGCAGACGCGATCGCGGAGGGCATCGAAGCGCGGGGCGTCGGGGTGCTGTGGGGCTGGATCGATTATCTGGAAACCAACCCGAATGTGACGCGCCACTTCGCTGATCCGCGCCGGTCCTACGCATCCCTCTGGGACAGCATCAACGGCCCAGGCGCATGGGAGGCGAACCCTTGGGTGGTCGCAGTTTCCTTCGACGTCCTGAAGGGGAATATCGATGGCTGAGATCAGCGGGATCGAGTGGACCGACGCCACGGTCAATTTCTGGTGGGGCTGCACGAAGGTGGGGCCGGGCTGCGATGGTTGCTATGCTGAGACGTGGTCGGAGCGCTTCGGCGGCGGCCTGTGGGGTGTCGGGGCTGAGAGGCGGCAGATCAAGGGCGCGGCAAAGCTGCTCTACAAGCTGCATAACGGCGCCTCTTGGTGGGCGGCTGATGCACTGATCGGCCAGCTTCATCCCAACTCCACGCGGCGCGTGTTCATCCAGTCTATGTCGGACTTGTTCGACAATGAGGTGCCGCTGGGCTGGTTCGATGAAGCTTGGCGCCATATCTGCGCCTGCGACCGGCTCGAAATCCAGATCGTGACCAAGCGCGTGTCCATCGTGGAGAAGCGGTTGGCAGCGATCTGCGGCGCATGGCCCCGGCACGCCGGTCTCATCATATCGGTGGTCAATCAGGATGAGGCGGACCGGGACATTCCGCGCCTCATCGACCTGAAGGAGAGGCTCGGCATTCCGTGGATCGGGTTGTCCATGGAGCCGCTGCTGGGACCAGTCACGCTAAAGCCGGAATGGCTGGCGGCACTGGATTGGGTGATCGTCGGAGGTGAGAGCGGACCGCGCGCGCGCCCGATGCATCCTGATTGGGCGCGCAGCTTGCGCGATCAGTGCGCGGCGATGCTCGTGCCGTTCCTGTTCAAGCAGTGGGGCGAGTGGCTGGCGTGGGAGCCTGATGACCTCCCCTATTTCCGCTCGCAGGCGGGAAAACTGATCGACCGCCATGCTCTCCCTGACTTCAATGATGCCGACCTGCGCGGCTGGACCGACCGCCTGATGTATGAAGGGCAAGACATCGCCGTGCATCAGCGCGTCGGGAAGAAGGCCGCAGGCCGCCTCCTCGACGAGCGCGAGCACAACGGGTTTCCGGCGACGAAGGGGCCGCAGTCATGACACTTCGAATCGATGAAGCGGAGATCAAGGCGCGCGACCTGCGCCACCGCCTTTCCGCCGGCGAGAGCGCGATCAAAGCATCTGCCTGGCTTTGCGGCGAGAACCTGCTGGAGAACGCTAAACTGCATATCGTGTCGAACTGGGGTTCGGTTCACGAGGGAAATAAGGCGGCGCTTCAATACATCAACGCCGAGCTGGCGAAGGTGATCGACAAGATCGTCAGCGACGCCAAGCGCCAGGCGCAGCGCGACATGGATTATTATCTCGGCAGGCAGCCCGATACGGAGGTGCGCCATGGCTGATCTCCTCCACTTTGCCGATCCGGCCGACGAGGAATGGCGCGGCAGCAAGCGCCAACGGGACCCGCTGCGCCAAAAGTTTGCAGGCAAGTGTGCCTATTGCGGCGGTGATCTGGGAAAGACCATGCACGCCGATCATGTGGAGCCGGTGCGTCGTATCGTGACCGATGCGTGGAGCCGGCCCCTGCCGGTGGAAGAGCGGCGCCTTCTCAAGCCCGAGCGCAACACGGTCGGCAATATGATGCCCGCATGCGCGCCCTGCAACCTGCACAAGGGCGGCTATTCGTTGGAGGCGTGGCGAACATATCTGCAACGCTCGGCTGAAATCGTCCGCAAGCAGACGTCGACATTCAGGGCGGGCGAGCGGTTCGGCATTATCACCGTGAGCGAAAAGCCGATCGTATTCTATTTCGAAACTCTATCCCCCTCTCAGGAGCAGGCCCATGACTGA